TCGTGAAGTCTCGTAAGGATGGCGCGAGCCAGTTCCTCATTCAGCATCATCCGCATCTCAGACTTCAGCCAGGCAACAACATTGAAGTCGGTGATGTCGAGCTGGTCGTCGCGGTCCATCTTCTGCTTCTTATAGATGGTGGTGGGAGTGGTAGTGCGCTTCAGCAGGGAGAAAACCTCTTCCTTCTTCAGCTTACCCTTGATATAGCCCTTCGCACGAGCCTCATCTTCAGTGATGTCAGCAAAGATGGACTTAATGCGAGAGAAGGGAGTGCGATGGACCTTGCTCATAACCTGAGAAACCCAGGTCTGATCGCGCTGGATGAAGATGGGCTCATTGGTCATCTTACGAGCATCGGGGAACAGATAGCCGACGTTGGTCACACCATAATCGCCGTCAGCATGCTGAATAACATCCTGCAGGGCCTCAGCATCATCGCCGCCAGCTTCGCAGTGCTCCAGAACAGCCTGCTTCAAAGAGCCCAGACGCTTGGCGTCCTTCAGAATCTTCTGCATATCGTCGTGGCTCAGAGTGGGAGCCGCGGCATTCTCGGGGTCAAAGACATTGTGCTTCATATCAGGATTATCCTCCTCATCGTCATCATCGTTGTGTTCAACGCTACCGCCCTTTTCTTCAAGAGCTTTGCCGATAATATAGGCAACGGCGGCCTGCTGCTCTTCATTCAGGGTATCGAGAACATCCTTCACGGTCTTTTCATTACCGTCTGGGTTCTCTTCTTTCTTCTGGTCCTCGTGCTTCAGATCTTCATCTTTCACTTCGGGATCCTCCTTCTTTTCCTCATCAGCATGGGCGAGAGTAATACCGCCAGCTGTGAAAATATTTGCATCATCGAAATCGTCATCACCATCGTCACTGTGAGTGAGATTCAACTTTTCGATATATGCCTTAGGGTTCGCTCCGGCCAGAACAAGACTTACCTCCTTAATATTGCCATGAGAGACAACATTTGTAAACTTGTTTCTAGTTAGGCGATTTGCATGAATGGAGAATGCGCTTACATCTCCATGGCTTACAAGTTCCTTTGCGGCAATGCCAGCCTCAGTGCCATTGAAAGAAATCTTTCCATAGACACCATCATCACGTGCTTCCAGGTCAGCATGGCCAAGGACAGCTTCGACATCATCGTGGATATGCATCCACACCACCGGAACTCTAGCGCCATTTTGATCTGCAAAAGCTCCCTGACTAATTGTAACGCCATCAGTGCACTTCACACCGTATCGGGTTACATAGCCTTCGCAATCATACATCTGCGTTTTCTCCTTTCTTTAATAAATCTGCAAATCCACCAGAAGGTTCGTCCCCTTGTTTCTCTTGATTGAGGTTCGAGTTACGCAGTTCGTCAGCCTTTGGATCATCAGAAGGCTTAATGCCGATAATCTGTCGGATTTCGTTACTGGTAAGGATCTCATTTCTGGTGAACTTATCGGCAATCTCAGCAATCTGGCTGACAGGAGTAATGCGGAAGGGTTCGGTGAAGAACATAATAGACTGTCCTTGTGTCCGGGCAGTTTTAGTTAAGAACTTTCGCTTAAACTCGTCAGTGATTGTGGATGCCAGAGGTTCGACAGTCTTGTTTTGGTAATTCAACATCGTCTGCTCGTCGGCTGTACCATCCAGAATGCTCTGGCTGAAACCTAACTGGCTATAAAGCATACTCGTTAAATACTCAACCTGCTTCAAGAGGTTATTCTCAACGGAGCGATTGAGCTGAATTACCTTCTCGGTGCTGTCGATATATGCAATACCGAGTTTATTCCCAGCAAGCTGGTCTTCAACAGACTTTCGACGAACCTCGGCCTGCTGCTGACGTGCTTCGCTACGAATCGTATAGGGGAGCTGGATAATCAAATCCAACTTACCAGATCCAGCCTGCTCATCAATTACATCCAAAAGGCGAAGCTTTCGAATAAGACGTTGCAGGGTGGAGTTTGGTGCATTCATTACTGCATAAAACGGGTTTTCGAGGATCGCCACATCTCTCTTTCTAAAAGTGAATTCCTGGCGTTGGCCCGTTACACTATTGTAAAGACGCACCTTTACATGCTGTGGATACCATTCTACGATTGGACCAACTCTCATTTGCAAGATGTCATAAGAGCTGGATACTTCAGGGTCGTCTGTTGTTTCGACAGGAACTGCGGCGACAACACCTTCATCAATCATGGACAAAACCATATCATGAACAAATGCTCGTCCGCTCTGATCCAGGTTTGCTTCAGTCTTGAGAACTTCATTCAAACCCGTACTCATTTCTTCCTTAAATCGTTCATTCTCATCAAGGCGAACATGTCGAAATTTCAGTGATGCAACATCCAATGCGATCCGATTGTAAATCGCATTCACAATTGTTTTCTCATTGTTGGATGACAGAATCACTCGGTCAGCCCGTTGAGAGTCCCCATAGCCCAATCGCCAGGACATATCAGTCATCGGGTCCCGATTTTTAAAGACGTTCCACGCACGCCTTATTCTGGAACCAAAAGATAGATCCATGCGGGGTCCTCCTTATTAGGGGTATGCACTCATTTTGAATTTTATCCGCGACGTCTCTCGCGAGCCTCAGCAAGACGATCATTAAATGCATCCAATTCTTTGAGATACATTTCGAATTCATCTTTCTGCTTCTTGGCAAGTTTCATGTCTACTTTTGCAAAATTGCTCTCCATAGCTTTATACCACTTGGCACCTTTTTGAGCACGTCGAATTGTTTTTGCACTTCTTCCCTCAAGCTTCTTCTCAAGTTTTGAAGTATTTCGGCGACCTTTAAAAGCGCTCATACGGCGCTGGGAAATAATATAGGAAAGACTTCTTTCTGCATTCTTAGCTTTGTCATACTTTTCACGATTCTTTTTGGCTTTTGCAGAGGATTTTTCGTATGCCTTTACTGGGTTATGCCGAACCCCCCATCTCATGCCGAGAACGCCATAGTGATAAAGCTCTTCTTGTCCGCAAGAACCATAAACAGCCATAAATTTCCTCCTTCCTAAGAAAATTAGTCAAATAGATCTCGATTCAATTTCCATGCAATGTAGCCGTCCATCATAGCGGCAACAGCATCAATCTTCTGATCGTATCTCTTTTTATAAAGCATACGGTTACCGTTTACATCTTCCAATGTAATACAGTTACCCATAGAATATGTCATCAACTGTTCATCAAACAGCAGCGCTCGATCCTCAGAAAGCTTCTTAAGTTCACCAAGGGGAACAGTTTCGGTCTTCTTTCCCTGAATGACTTTCTCAATGCCGAATGGGCCATTCTCTTGAGCCCAGCGAGCAATGAAATCCGTACAGTTGTAAGGGTCATAACCAACGGCACGAACATCATAATTATTCTGGATGATAAACTCATCAAGATCCTCATAAATTTGCATGGGATCAAGTGTCGTTCCGTCCAGGACAATTAAACTGCCCTCTTCCATGAATTCTTCATATTTCTGCCGCATCGCAGGATTTAGCTTTAAGACGGTCCGGGACGAAATATAATTTCGTGTCTTCACGCCGAATTGCATACCTTTAAGCGGAAACAAAAATGTGAATGCAAAGAAGTCATCGCCCTGAGAAGCATCGATTCCCATAGCGCAAGGCATACCATAGTACAGTCGTTTCGGATGGCAAATAGTCTCCTCATACGGGAAGTAGTATGTGTAGCCCTCCATAGGAAGCCCAAATCTCTTAGCAAGAATATCATTTCTTGCAGAGGGAACTTTCTCAGCACGCTCAACATCTTGCTGATAAGCATCGTAGCTCACACTGATTCCAATATTGGGGTTTGCCTTAATCCACATCGCCGGATCATTGATCTCGTCAATGCTATCGAGTTTATACCACCAAATGGAGACATGCGGGTTCTGATACTCGCCTTTTAGGATCGATTGTAGCTCCATTTTGATTGCATCACCAACACCATTTCGTACAGTGCCCTCAGAAGAAGTCGCCACAATCTGGTAGTCTTTGACTTTTGAAGCACCCTGTTCAATAGCACCAATGGGATCTTCACGAATATCACCGGAAAGCCACTCATCGACCGTTGCATACTTGCATCGTAAGCCCTGAAGCTTATCGATACTCAACGGCCGAATCTCAATCAGTGAGTTCGTCATAAAGTTCATGATGCCCTTTTTGGTAGATGCTAATTGGCAACGATTTGCCTTGCTTCCGGTTGTATTTTGCAGAGATCCAGCGGTAAGCATCTTAAAGACAGGCCCGCGTGCGCGCGCAATTGCTGTAGCCAGCGGAGTTGTCGTTTCTTCAGCTTGACGCATGGTAGGTGCTGTCACAATCTGCTGAGTTGTTGACGTATCGACATTCTGTCCATACGAATGAACACAAGAATCATACAAAGATTTAGCAGCGCCTCGTCCGACAATCAAATACTGCTTATGGATAAGTCTCCTCTTTAACTTTCTGGTGACATATCGGCCACCTTTACCTTGAGGATCCGGAACATAAGTGCTCCGTGTTTCAAAGTAAAACCAGCCGTATAATTGTTCACCCCAAAGTTTGAAAGAATCCATCATCTTAAAGTCTGATCCATCTGTTAAGACGAGTTCACTTTCGCAATATGCGATCCAACCCTCAACAGGAGCCGGATCGTAATATACGCCCGGGTTCCGAATCAGTTCGTCGATTCGGTTCATCTCCATCGATATCTCTCGATTGACGGGGATTTCTCCTGCCAGTACCTTCTCCCGGAATTCGCCGTAGTAGCGAGGCACTGCAGTGTTGGATAGATACTTTGACATTAGCCACCCTTCCGCTTCTTTTCAATGTCCATTAACTTCATGATTGATTGATAATTCGCATAGGCTTTCTGTGCTCCGCCCATAATATTACCAATATTTTGAGAAAGATCGGCAATATCTTTAGAACCAGATTTCATCTTATCAATCAATCGCTTACCCTTGTCGACAGTGGTCTTGATTTTCTGAGCTTGCTGCTGTGCCTGCTGTTGCTGAGATTGCTGGTTGGAAGGATTCAGCATACTCATATATGTTTGCTCAAGTCGAAGCCGATTGATTGCGCGAACCAATTCCTCATCAGACATTTCTTTTGCTTTCTGACTGGGTGGTTTAGCGGCTTCTTCTTTCTTTCGCTCTTCTTCTGCCCGAACAGCAGCTTTTCGTTTAGCTTCTCGAATCTCTGCATCACGTTTTTCAGCTTGCAGTCTTCGATGCTTTGCCCAAATGCTTTCAGGTCTTCTTGAGGTCGCCTTTGGCGCAGATTCATCTTTATTCAAACGACGCTTTTTCGGGTTATCCTGATACGGTTCTTTGCCAGAGCCATATGGATACCGACCAGATTTTCTCGGAACGCCATAATGGTAAAGTTCATCGCCATATACAGCCATGTAAGCCCTCCTTTCCTAGGAGTAAATATGCTAAAAAATTAAGCATCATGTTGTGGTTCCATCAATTACAGAGTTGCTGAATTTGAACAAACCAATCGTATAATACGTATTGGCATCACGAAGCATGGCTTTTGCATAGTCTGGTTGCAATGCTGTAAATGCTGGATCATATGGAGTAAAACCGCTAGGCAACTGATTAAATTGAATTCTTCCATAAGGAACTCCGTCTAGAGATGTTGCATAGAGTTGAACTTTTCGTAGCATAGAAACGGTAAGAATATCAGCATCATAGTCACGATAAACACTGATTCCTACGCCCGTAAGTCCAGTTCCGCCCCAGATAATTCCAAAGCTATCAGCACCATTCTCATTCTTTGGCGTTCCAGAAATAATTGCCAAGTCCATTTGGCTAGCATTCAAATCGGTCGCCCGTTTCAAATTCGGAATATTAAGCTGATCGGAAATCGTGGTTTTTCCATCACCAGTATAGGTTGCTTTGGAATAATCCATAGAACCAGTCGCAGCGCCTGCTCCAAACTTTGCAGCAATCAAACTATAAAATAGATTCAGACCGTCGGCATCAAGGAAGGCAGCCATTTTGAGGTCACCTCCTTATTAAGTTCCGGCAACAATCGAATCAATTGCCTCGTTTGTGATTGGAGAAATTTCGACAGGGCTGCCGAGCGGATCCCAGGTGCCATCTTCAGTCCAGCCATAGTTCATGTTGGTATCTTTGACATTCCAGATATCGCCAACGCTATTACCTTCCGTCGGAAGCTGATCATAGGTATCTTTAGAACCCTTCCACTTATAGACAGTAGAAATATCAGACTTCTTAGCAAAGTTATTATTGGCATCGTCAATGCTCAATGCGCCAACCTCGGCGGCTGTGTAAGTCGGCTTGGTAGGAGTCTTGGCCCATGCAGGAACTGTCGGATCGGTCTCAGTATAAGATTGGAGCGCTGTATCTGCTTTTTCAAGAGAGGTCTTGACAGAAGGCGCGAGGTCCTCTTTTAGAATCATACTCTTGAATGCACAACTTCCAAAGTCATTCATATACTTCAGGATCTTACCGGCAATAGTATTGAATGATTCGCCAGAAACAATGGTTTCTCGTTTATTAGGGGCTGTGAATGTAACTGTTACACTCGAGGCATCGCCATTCGTTGCGAGTCGAGTTGTATCAGTCGGGTGAACGTGATCGCCTCTTGCGAATGCAGTCTCAGTGCCAACACTGCCGGATCCAGAATCAACCTTAGGAACCGTGGTGGATGCTGCAACTCCATCAGGAACTTCAGCAAGGGTAATGTATTTTGCATCGTTTTCAAGCTGAGATACTTTAGAAGGAATTTTCTTTTCTGTAGCGGATGCAGACGTAGCAATTGCATCAGTTATCTTTGTCCATAAATATCCCAGACCGGCTTGATCAAGAAAATTAGGAGTAGCCATAATCTACCTCCTTCTTTAAGAATATGTGCCATTTACAATTGCTCGTATTGTTTCTGCAGAAATAGCTGTGTCAGAAGGAACTTCAGCAAGAGTAATATATTTCTTATCGTTTTCAAGCTGAGATACCTTAGAAGGAATTTTCTTTTCCGTAGCAGATGTAGATGTAGAAATCGCATTGGCTATCTTTGTCCACAGATAATCCAGACCTGCTTGATCAAGGAAGTTATTAGTGGCCATTTAATCACCTCGTTGACTTCTTCCAGCGAGACTTATTGATGATCGCATCGATCTGAGCTTCAGTCATCGCGCTAGACTTATTCAGCTTCTCACTCAGGCTGGTATTCGTCTTCTGGATTGTCTCATCCAGATTCGTAATAGCCTTGATGGGATGCTGATTAGGAAGGTCACGATTCTTAAGAATAGAGTGATCCCCAGTAGCAACGGGGCTGGTAGGATTCAGATCATCATAAGGTTTGTCAACAGCAACACTAATTCTGAATTCAGATTCGGCGGCTGCATCTTTTAAAGCTTGCATCTGTGCGGTCGAAGTAGGCGGATCGAAGATCATCTTAACTTTAGCATAGACATATGTCTTCACAAATTGGAGACGAGAATCACCAGCAGGAATCAAATCTGTCCAAAGTTGATCGGGTCCATCCACAACAACGCTTCTAGCAGCATCCAAACCGATTTGATAGAGATTTGCTAACTGCGAGTTTATATGCATGATAATGTCAACATCGAAGGGAGTATAATCAGGGGCCGCCCCGATGGCTTTCTTGATGGAAAGCAGAATACTCGACTCGATCTCAGCCTGGGTAAACACGCCCATTAGCGATCCCCTCCTTTCGGTCTTTTCCATGGACAGGTATCATTAGGTGTACGGTTCAGCACTGGAAATATAGCATTTCGAATACCACCATAGTGGATAAATCGGTGAGTTCTATCAGAGACGCAAACAACATTGTTCTTAGAGAATATTACAGGGTCTCGAGCCTCAATCTGTTCTGGTGTAATTGGATTTATGTGGTGAATGATAATATCACTACTTTCCAAATCATAGCCAGGAAGTGCAAGATCACAGCCTTCGTCCCTAATGATAATATCTCTTCGAAACTTTCGCCACTCATCTGAGTGATAGAGAGCCTGATTCAAATATCGAGACCATCCAAAAGTTTCTTCGCCAATACATGAATGCGTTTCTAAATATTCAACTCTACCAATGTAGTCAGGAATACTAAGAAGCTCAGTATACGTCTTCATCGTACTCCTCTTCATCTATATCACCGTTATACCGTTGCATGGCCTTCATAGCTGCTTCATAAAGTTCGTCCTGACGGGCCTGCGCACGAATATTATCTTTCTTAGCAGATGCCAATTCGACCTGCTCGGCAAGAAGTTTCTTTTCGAGCCGTTCGCGCGTAGATCCAAGCTTTAAATAATGAGTAATCAACTGAGAGGAAGCAGTTCCATCTCTCAATTGCTGCTCTGCTAGGTCCTCAGCAAGGGAAATAAGGTGTGCTTCCCTAGCTTCTACTGACAGGGCTGGACGATTCTTGGCTTTCGTCTTATCATTAGCAGCTTTTGCCAATGGTTTCTACCTCCTCTCAGATAGATTTAGTAAGTTATAGAACAATTCTGCCCAGAAAAATGCCTCGGGTTTTATGGAAAGAAAGGACGGAAAGACGGATAGGCCATATAGGAGGCAATCTCGGCAGGAGAAAGATCATGGCAGAAAACCCTAAATAACACAGGAGGTGAATCTGTGACCCGAGGCATTTCCCCGAGCAGAATTGTTCTGGTATTTTGACCCCCGGAGAAATTTCTAAGAGAGCCGCGATGCATAGGGGGGGTCATTTTGACAGACCCCTCCCCCTATCAAAATGGACAGAGGAACAGGTCTAATCAAAATGATTTCATTCAAAATAGATTTTTTATTCATCTTTTTCTTCTTTTACGAGTTTTTTGTAAATTCCAAAAGGATCTACAGCAATGATCTGATCAATCGCTCTTTCAATTTCGATTTGGTTTTCTTTATCAGAGAACTGATCTGTGGTACGGGCTAGACGAGCCAGATAACCGCAAGAGTTATAGCCATGGTCCATATCAAAGCGCCACCAATTCGCAAAGTCATCAAAAGGATCGAAAGGATTGTCAAATGTTGTTAATGCAACAAGACGAGACATTAACTTTCACCTCCATTTAAATACTTTGCAACAGTTGAAGACGAAATTCCTAATGCTTCAGCAATCTGTGCATTTGTAGCACCTTTTGCAGACATTGTTTGAATTCTGGAAACCTTGGCTGTAGACAAAGCAGTTGCAGTTTTCGGCATAGCATATTCACGAATCTTATCCATATCAGAAAATCTAAAGATTTGCATAAGCTTAGAATCACTAATGGCACCAGATTGAATGGCTTTCCATTCTTTATCAGTTATATCAATTCGTGTGCCCTTACTAGAAGCACCAACACGTGCACGGGCGTCATTAATTGCAATTTGCCGAACCTTATCAAGATCTTTTTTGTTCTGTTTATCCTTTAGTTCTGGATAAGCTTCAGTTTTAGCATTAATGATCGAATTGGCAATAGCTTGTGCCCGGCGCTCCTTAGGAATGTTAAGCTGAGCCTTACCCAGTTTAGCATTCAGAGAGTTAACTTCTTCTGCATAAGTCTTAGCGGAAGAGGGGCTATATTCCAAGCGAGGGGTATTAACCATCTGTTTACGGGCCTCATCGGCGAGGGCCTTCATATGGTTTGCATAGTCAGCATAGGCTTCTTCTTTTGGATGACCAGAAGACAATTCATGCGCATCAGCACGATTCAGAATCTTCGGGACTTTGGTAGTAGCCTTGACGGGGTTACTATCCTTATCCCGACGGTAGTCACCAGTCTCTCGATCCCAGATAAGTCGTCCAGATTCTTTGTAGGTAACTTTGCCAGTCTCTTTGTCAATGACACCAGATCCACGGCGTTCAGGGACATCATCGGTCTGTTTATGCTGAGACACGATTGTTGATGCGCCACCTTCATGAACATTACCATCAGCGTCGATCCATCGCTGCCATTTCTTAGTCAGCTCGGCAATGTTATTATCTTTAGCAGATTGGCGATAATCATACTTATGCTTAACAGCATCGATAACAACCATACTATGCTTAACAGCTCTAGCGACTTCATCTTCTGGTGCGCCACGCAAAGTCATATCAGTAATCAGATTCGACACTACACCCATTTGCTTTTGCTGATAATCTTTCTTCATGGGTTTTATGTTAGATCCTTCAGGAATTGCATAAATTTCAGGGTCAAAGTTCTCAAGTTCTTTGAGATACTTTCTATGCTGAATATTAATGCCATTCTTTCCAGTAGGAATTGCAACAACAGTATCGCCGTCAAAGTCTGCACCAGACAATTGTCGAGCGGTTTTTGGGTTAATACCAATAGCATCGGTTACAGATGGGCCAAGAAGTTTTTTGCCCTGTTTGTCATTATTATTGACAGTCAATACTGGAATCTCAAATGTACCAGCATGCGGGAAACGAACTAGGGCAAGCTTAGTGCCGTTCTCATAGTTAGGTGCATAGACTTCAGTCTCTTTGATCTTAGGCAGAGGAAGAATAACCTGCGTTGTTTGACCAGGAAGAGCAGCAGCTTTCAAGCTAACAGCAGCGGTCTCACAAGAACCAGCAAAGTCTGCCAGAAGTTTTCTTTTAACAGTTGGATTGGTAAGTTGGGAGATCTCATCATACTGTTCTTTATACTTGCCATACTGCTCATTCAGCTGACGATTGATCAACTCGATTGGCTGTTTAGAGAGAAACTGAGAAGACAGACTCTTAGCTTGTTTTTCATAGTTACCTTCTTCTTTTAGCTTATTGACAGCGTTTAGTTTCCGCTCGCCATTCTCATCAGTATACCAGCTTTGTCCGCCAGCCTTGATTAAAGCACCGAAAGGATTATCTGGATCATCTTTAATAGGCTTTAAAACTTTCTCAAATGGTGTTCCAGTAGGTTTATTGGTGTTAAACACAATATCTTTTCCATCAGGAATATCATCAGAGTACATAGCCATACCCTTAAGATAGTGTTTGCCATCAACCATGATTCGAACCTGAGCATAATGACTATTACCAAGAGCCAAGTCCTTTACACCAGGACGAATCAAGATAACACCATCCATATCGGATCCGCCTTGATCGCCATACTTAATATCGACACGCTTACTGTCAATGCTGGATGGATATTCTCTCTTATCCCAGCGAGCACCACCATCAGTAGAATGATAGTCAGCAACAGATGCGATTTCGCCGACATTCTTGTATGCATATGCCTGATCATATTCTGGATTGGCAAGAACTTCAACAGTAGTTCGAAGCTTAGTGTTTGTGGCTTGTGCCACTCCAACACCATAGCGCTGATATCCTTCAGCTTCAAGCATTCGAATAGCTGTGTCAAGTGTATCTCGACTAACACCAAGCTCTGATTCAACCTGGGCGCCAATATCGAGCATTTTCTTATTTTTCAATTCTTCTTTTAGAATTTCAGCAGTCTTAGCAGGTGCCTCAGTTCTTTTAATGGATTCCGGGTTCAACCAGCTACGAACGGAACTTTCGTTTACGCCAAGTTCTCTTGCAATTTCACTTGTATTTTTGCCATGTTCCATCATAGATCGCACAGTTGCAACACGATCCATCTTACGCTCATTAGAAGCGATACGAACGAGCAAACGCAACTCTTTTACAGAGTCAACTAGCATAGCATCGCAGATTTCTTTCTCATTCATTCCGCTTTTTTTAAGCTCATCGACACGAGAAATCCAGTCGCCACTGCGCTGATAAGGATTATCGCCACTGCCCCAAGGATATCTGCCGGAACGGCGCTTGATACCATAATGCATTAACTGGTCCTGATCCGTGGCGCATCCATAATAGCCACGAATCTCATCTGCTAAGCTCATGCGCTCATTCCTCCTCTAATTGAATTTTAGATAACTCAGTGTCAAACTGAACAATCTTGTTGCAGAGGTCCTTGATATCTGCAGCTTCTGGATTATGACAAATAACCTGATCTTTTTGATAGATCCGAAGTTCAGATCCGTCAAGTGATGTTGGTCTGATCTTATACTCAAGACAGAACAATGCCGCATAAATCATAAGTTGATCCATGCTTACCGGATTCTCACCAGTCTTAAGATCATGTATCCTTAGAAAATTCTTTCGATAGCTAATTGTGTCAGCATGGCCAAAACAATTCGGCGAGTAAAATAAAAGCACCTCGGGATCCATGCAGTACCCAATTGCATCATTCACGTACATATTAAGTGTTCTAGGCTGTTTAGGCAATCTTTGCCTCAGCTTTATGCACTTAGCAGCGAATTCATGCAACTCGGTACCGCGTTGTTTTGCCTGCTCATTGAAATATCTTTGCCTTAAAGTTTCAGCATCATAGCGAAGCCATGTGTGCTTACTCGGACTTAAGAATGCATGCTTATCTTCGAATTTTGAATGATCGTTCCATTTCATCGAGGACTGCCTCCTTATTCTCGGGATAGATGAAACGCCCAAAGCCTAAATTGTCGGCCATTTGAATATAAAGATCTTGATTAGGCTGATGTATTTCATGACTACTTTTCTTGCATTCGAGCATAGCCCAACATCTGTTCCATAGAACAGTAAGATCGGGAATGCCCTGCAAATAGTTAGCATCATTCTTCAATACGATTGCGCCAGGAAATCGTTTCTTGATTTCTTTTACAAGATCTGCTTGAAACTTGTTCTCCTTTCCCGCCATTTTATTCACCTCATCTTTTTAAGAAAGAAAAGAGAGATTGATGGGGATCGAACCCATAACCTTCTACCTTGCGGTAGGTGCTCTCCCATTTAAGCTACAATCTCTCAAAGGAACTTCTAATAAAAGTCGCCCATTATTTTCTATTCCTCTCCATAAAAGAGCATGATATTTTCGCGAATTTTAAAAATGCTTATTTTGACCTTAAGCCCAAATCCAAAACCCAAGAATCAATGCAACTATGAATCCTATTGAATACGTATATACAACAGGCTCAATCTCAGTATCTTTATTGCAAGCAAGTGCAACAATGCCAGTGCCAATGATCCAAGCACAAATAATAATAAAAACTTTAATCATCTTTTCCCTCCGAAGTATCATCCAAATAGATCCATTCTATGTCTAACTTTTCAGTAATCTTGTCCAGATTCTTGGATTTCGAAATCAGCAATCTCGAGATGGCATCGGTAATCTCACCGACAATCGCCAACACAAAAAATGTAATCACATAAGGCATCACAGAAGGATCTTTTGCAACAATACAACTAATCAAAAATAGAAGCGCAACAACGCAGTTAACAAAACACATTTTGACCTCCAAAATTGTACATTTTTGGTCAGCATTTTCCATTATCTTTTCGACCTATTTTGACCTTATTTTTTCACTCAAAAATAGGCTATGGGACAAAAGACCAAAAATTTTTCAATTATTTTTATATATTATTTCAATTTCTGAGATAAATTAAATTAAAAAGTGGTCTTTTGGCCCAAAAAACCCTGAAACCCTTGTGCCGCAACGGTTTGAGCATGGGACAAAAATTTTTCACTGACCACTTTTTTGGCCCATTGGACCACTTTTTGGCCCAAAAATGCCGAATTTTCCGAGCCGTGTTATTTTCGCGAATGAATTTTAGGACAAATTTTTGGCCCATTTGAGATTTTTGTCCCATAAAGTATCCCATAAATTTGCGCGTTTTTAAGCATCCCGAAAAGCTTCAAAAACTTTATGAAACGTCCTTCCAAATGACCAAAATTTCATCGTCGTACCACTCCTTCGTACCCTTCGAATCCATCGTCAAAAGATACGGAGCATCCTCTAAATCGCACCCAAAAACGTCATGATCATACTCATAAACCATGCCATTTGACCCACGAAAAGCACTCCAATCGCCTTCCGAAATCAGCTCGCCAGGCATGTAATATGTTCTTCCATCGACCCAGGTGATTCCCTCATCGAGCTCAAAATCACATGCTTTTGCATGAATACTTCCCAATCCGGAGAGCCCCAAAAGGCCCATTCCGATCAGAAAAAGAACTGCTAAAACTCCAGAAATTACTCTTGAAACCGTCTTTTTTGTCCGTTTTTTCATTATTTTCACCTCTAAAAATGGCCATTTTGACCATAAATTTTCGATTTTTAGATAATTTTAAAAGGAAGAGAGCCCGTTTCCGAGCCCTCAATCCCCACATTTTTAACTGTTTTTCTTACTCAGGACCATAATTCCGTAAACATCTTCCGTATTTTTCGGGTCACAAAGCAGCTTAACTGCCTCTTTCATGTTATTCATAGCCCCATTGAATGTAGTCTCATTAGAATAACGATCTGCCAAGAATGTCGCGCCCTTTGGAATCATATCTCCAACCCATTCGCCAAGATCAATCTTGTCTTTATAAGCTTTAAATGTATCCGCAGAGCCCTTTGCATATCCATGGCCGTCCCCAAAATTCCACATAATGAGACCATAACCGACCAATCCAGCCGCTATGCCTAAATAAACTTTGTTCTCCTTCACGAATTCAATGCCTTTTTCCTTCATTTCTTTGATCTTCATAAGAAAACCTCCTTAAAATTTGTGGGTTTACCCCATTATAGACTAAGATTTTCTCACGAAGGCGCATTAGAACCATCAGAATCCGGAGAAGCCTGCCCAAAATCAACTCTTTGGACATTGTCAAACATATCCAGAAGGATCTGATCATCGCCATATACAAGATACATGAGCTGAATTGCTTCATTGAGCGGTAAATTCGAGAGAGCTTTCTTAAAAAGCTTTAAAGTATCTAGATCGCTCTCACCCAATATCCGATCATCTTTGTATTTGATATAGTCGCATAAAGCATCTTTCCAGTTATCTTTGTGAGAAAGCACGATACTGAAATTGTCATTTATGTTTCTTTCTGCAGTTTTCTTTCTGTAAATGAACAAATACATATTAAAACACCCTCTATTTCGCATTTTAAGGCCTTCCAGAATCATCAGAAACCTGTCGAGCATTGGCGAATATATCCACAATTTTCACTTTGTCGCCATTGAGAAAATACATGAGTTGAATTGCTTCTGGAAGCGAAAGATTGCTTATAGATTTCCTAAAAATATCGAGAATCTTTTCATCCTTTTGTTCTCCCACAATATAAATGAAATCGTAAAGAGCATCTTCCCAATCACTTCGAGGGATTTGGATATAACCAATTTGATCGTCTTTTTTGTAAATAATCAAGTACATATTAAAACACCCTCTATTTCGCATTTTAAGGCCCCTAGGAGGCATTTTGACCCCCTAGAGGTATACCTATACTATCATCCATCAGTCGGCTTCGGATCCCATCCACGAGAGTTTTGAAATGTATTCCAAGAATCCAGAATCGCCTGATCAGCCACATTTATACCCTCAGTCTTAGCTGCATTACAAGCAATCTTATGGCGTTCCTGCTGAGCCTCCCAGGCCCCGCACATGCAATTCCAAATGAATGCGCGATTATGAGGCTCATCTGTCATCCGTCGGCACCATTTCATGAAATGCCGCATGGCGGAATCAAAGTAAACCTTAGGATCAATGCCCTTCCGCCAGTTGTTTTCAGAATACTTTCGAGCACCATCCTCATAATGTTTGGCAACTTCAAGCATTGCAGAAGCCCATTCATCATTCAAAAGTGTGGTGACCGCGCCATTATCGTCGAAACTAAACGACTGATGATTGAAACCATTTTGACCGTTCATAGGATCCGGAGTCATTTGCTGGAACATAATGAAGGTTGCCGCCATTCTGACAAAGGTATTCTCGATTTCCTGAAGCCGATTAATGGGATTCTGATGGTTTCCACATACAGCCTTATTGTCATTGAGCTCTTTGTCCATCCAATTCGCATATTCCACAATCGGACCAATACATTGGTAAGCACTAACTGCTCGATATTTACCATTTACGGCTTCATAGCCATAATGGCTAATATAGAAGAGCTCATCCATTGCCGTACGAATATCCAGAGCAATCCCCCAAGGGACAAGATCCATCCGTCCTTTCCCTTCTTGCATATCTCGCACAGCGCCCGTCTCGAACTCTCTACGATTGCCACTATCTTTCAACTCTGCCATTTTGACCTATCCTTTCCATCCATGTTTTTTATAATATTCCACCAGATCCATTGCCTTTTTAACGGCCCAAGGAGTCTCTAAAGGCAAATTGTATCCTGTGGAATGATCGAAATCCTTAAATTCCTCTGCAAGAAATGCATTTTGAGCAATATGAGGATATTCTTGAGTAAGTCGTTCAAGCTCCAAAGCCCATTCTGCCCATTTTTCATCGCTAATAAGGCTTTCATCTAATCGATAATAGATGATTGAGTGCACTAAAAGCTTCTTTCGAAGATATTCAATGCGCTCTTTTACCCATTCAGCTTCTGCTGGAGGAGACTTTTTTATTTGTCGACGCACTTTCTGCCTCCTTAAACTCTGTTGGAACCCTAGAATATAGGTTAGAAGGGTTCTGCAAGCAATCATTGCAGGGGTCTTCGCCCTCATCTAGCTTATAAAACTTGCATTTAGGACAGAATTCGTCAAAGCGAACTTCCTTTTGAGGATACTTCATATCGACCCACCTCCAAATTATTAATTCCACAGGATTGCCAGTTGCCATTTTTGCAGATGACATGACTTCCTTTCGGCAAATCCTGATCGCCAAACGCAGCCCAAACCAGATCCTTTAACCGAATCGTTTTTCTTCTACGTACGTAATAGTTTCTCTGGTCTGCAACAGAGACGCAAGAGATATGCTCGTTTTTATAAACACTTTCGAACGGATGGACCAATGTAGGAAGACCACTATAGTCTAAAACATAAAGATCCCCAGTAGAAACTAGACGATAACGAGCACCTCTCCAAAGAAATTCCACAGTTCGATATGACACGTACTTATGAAATGAAATATCGTGTGCTTCTGCAAAGAATCGATCAATGCTTGCGGTTGACTTTCTAATAGTTCCCATTTTGACCACAACTCCCATACTTTATTTGGTTAAAAAGGTATCGAGCTAGGATCTTACATTGCTGACGATGCTCGCACTCTACTCGAATCTGATCGGAATCTGATCGCTTAATTGTCTTTGCCTCAAAATTTCGACAATTTTGGCAATATTCTTCCAATTCCAGTTTAATCGGCATGCACTTCACCACCCATTGCGGTACTGATGGGCTTCTTGCCGTCCAAGATTGCCATTAGAAGGTCAAGATCTTCCTGAGCAAAGGCTGTTGTGAGAGTGGAATCAAGGGTTCCATCAGCATGACGAACGTTCTTAATAATCGCAGCAGCGCGAATGCCATCCTGATTGGTGCGAACCGTTATGGTGTAAACAATTTTTTCTTCCATTTTGATCGAATCTCCTTATAAATCTTTGAAATTTTCAATCCAGTATTTCATGTCATCTACATTGGTAAAGCCTGAAAGTTTAACTGCTTCTTCGATTCTTGAGTCAATTTGCATCATCATATGGTCGGTGATGATTTTTGGAATAACCTGACGTTCTGCCATAATTCGAATAACATCAATTTGCTGGTTAAGCTCCCGAAGAATCTCAACAGCTTTAATAATATCTCGCAGGCCAATAGGTTTCCGAATAACAACCCTTTGAATATTACTATAATCAGCCATTTTCAAGCTCCTTTATGCATTTTGATCGAACTGTATCTGCATTTTTCGCATATAAGCACCCTCATTGAATTTCTTTTTGTTGCTCAATGCGCGGGATATAGCTGCGTCAATTCCAGATCGGGATTTAAGATGGAAGTAATACAAGTCCACGAACCGCGTGTTAAGTCGATCGATGCGTCCGCAAGCCTGCTGAAGTTGCTTATAGCTATATGTCTGGGAGAAAAAGACAATGGTATCGGTTGTGATGCAGTTCCAGCCCTCGGCTCCGGCATTATACTGTACCAAGTAAACCCATTCCGGTCCGTCCGGCACTTCCTGATGAGCATGTCCATTCCATTCTCCTATCTCGCATCCATCAACATTCTCGAATAAGTTCAAAAGGATCTCGCGTTCGTAATCGTAGTTATAGAAAATAATGAGTTTTGGGTGATCTTCAAAGATCTCCATCAATTTGACCTGACGATCGGTGTCCTCATTCACAATCCTACGCATGCCAAAACACAATTCTGCCGCGTTTTTGACCGGTTCGTTTGTCCAAATATTGAAACGTTCCTTAATAAAGGCTCTATATTCCAAATGCGAATAGTTGCACCAGACATCTTCATGATGTTGAACAGTATTACGTTCGAAATCCATCTCAACCAGGATACGATCCCTTAATCGTTCCAATCTTCTCGTGTTGAAATATCGATCAATTTTTGGAAACTTTGCAAAACGACTCCAAATTACATGCTGGTTGCAGAAATCAGTTTTGTTTTTATAGAATCCGTTAGCAATGAATACGGGACAATAGTCCATCCAGGTGTCGCCCGGCGTGGCCGACAAGATGAGCCATATATTAGATTTTTGGGGGTCTGTGATGGAGAGAAATGACTTGACCCATTTTCCATATCCTGTGACCCGGTCCTCATCGAAAATGAAGAAAGAATTTCGTATATTGATGTATTTTTGTATATTATTCCAACTGTCGATGGCGACAGTATGGATATAAATTGCTCTATTCTGATCTGTTGTGATAAGATAGGGGACCATATCGCCATTCCATTCATTTCGGTCTCTTTTTGCGGCCGTGGTGATAATATAAAGGTCCATAGGTCTTTCCCGCATTTTCGAATCTTTTCGCCGTAAGTCACCGCCATTAAGTTGAAAGAAATACCCGAGAGCAGTGCGTGATTTACCGCTTCCAGTGCCTCCATTGAGGATGCACCCGCTTCGCATTCTTTGCAAAGCATCCAGCTGAAAATCGTAGAGGAAGGGGGATCGCGTCTTAGCAAATCCGGGTCGAAGACTATCTGCCATAAGGCCATTGCTAACCTCCTTTCTTGAAAGAGAAAAGAGCCCGATCATTTTGACCGAGCCCTATTTCTCATTTGTAAATGAATTGTAATGCCAATATAAATAATAATGCCAAACCTGTTAGAATAACCGTCGTACTATTATCATCCATTTTCATTTTATCACCTCCATAAAGGAGGCGGTTTTTATCGCGAATGGAGTTCAGGATGCTCTAAAGGATCCGGAGGAAGCTTTTCACACTTCTTGGCGGCCTCATCGAGAATCTCTATGAACGTTTTCTCCGAACGAAACGGCTGACCCAGGCCGTTGCCGCGAATAACTTTTTTGGAATCAATAAGCCGATTAATGGCGTTTGCCCCGCCATACATTTTCTTAGCAACTGCTGCAACGAAACCAGAATATTCACTGTATTCATCGTTCTTATTGCATTTTACAACAGTTTTTGTGCCATCAGTCCAGTAAACAATCGTCGCAGCATCGTGATAGATGATCTCTTTTGGTGCAAACCGGAACTGACGATGGAGTCCCGCAGTGAATTCGATATCTTTCTGCATGTAGTCATGCGCATTTCTGCGAGTTTTGGTGCATTCATTAAGCATTTTTTTGAAAGACAGGCTGAGTAATAGCTATAACTTGCTCGGGATCGAGCAAATAATGAGTTCCGAGACTGTCCATATCAGTAGATGCATAGATTTGTACAGCTAGGCGACCATCAGGGTTGACATACTTAATATAACCAGGACAACCGTTATCACGGCGACTCTCATCACGAATCATAATATAATTTGCCATTTTATTCATTTCTTCCTTTCAAAAGCTTTTTTCTTTCTGCCAATCCATTCGTCTGGGGTAATTAATGACCAGCGACCATTTTCCTCTTTATAATAAAGATTGATTGGCCGCACTTCTCCGGTGGGAAGTTTTACAGAAACTAAGTTCATAGTATCGAAATCACCATTTGCCGGGTCCATTAGAAACTCTGTAACATAGGATATGTATTTTTCTTTAGTTGGCATATAAGGAAATTCAATGGGAAACATCCCATCAATAATCCTCGTAATAAAGTCGTTATAAAAATAAGCAGAGCTAGTATCTACCGGATTTTTGCAAAGAATTCGATCATTATCTGAGAATCTGATAATTCCAGTCTTTTTATTTACCATTTTGAACAAGCTTGGCATACGTTTATGCTGGAAGGTAGCTTCATTTTCATGATCGTATGCATGATTCCACATAATCTCTGTATCTTCAAGTGGCATCAGAGGAATCTCATTCATCAGCTTCTCCAAAATTCCACGAGTAATTGCAAAACTCGTCCCACTATGGCCATCCTTCATAAGCTTTTCATAAGCTCGCAATGCTGAATCATAGCAAGCAATCATATATTGCGCTTCATCGTTTTTATTCCTTTTTAACTCTGCCTTTGCCAATTGAACTTCCTGCCGTGCCCAATCGTACATACTCATCTTGATTCACCTCATGATAAAAAATATAAAAGAGGAGGCCTTGATTTTACTCAAAACCTCCATTTTGCTTAGAAACTAAAATGTTCCGTATACCAGTTTCCACGACCATCAGAGTAGTAAAGGAAACGCCAGCCACCAAGGTTCTTCTCCATGATAACATAGTGTGGACCAGCGGGGATTTCTTCTTCCTTAATAAGATTCATGTGATAATCAAACACCATTGCTTGCTTGATAGAGTCATATTCCTGACTCGTCACAAGTTGATGCGGATGCCAAATTGGCCACATTCCTAATTTAGGAAAACCCGTTGTCCGTGCTACTGCGTCGAGAATCATCTTGCCAGTAAAGGTTGTTCCATTTACAGTGATAGTGTTCATAGCCATTCTCCTTTCATGTTTCCATAAATGACGACGATTTGTTCACGAAGCCGCTATTTATGTATCGAAGGGCGGCTGGTCCTCCGTTTGGTGCCCCATCGGGGATTTGAACCCAGGACCGATCGGTTATGAGCCGACTGCTCTGACCAACTGAGCTAATGGGGTGTATTAAATGGGCTGCTTTTAAGACATTTAACCTTAGAAAATGGTTGCTACAAAAATATTGAGATTGCCTGAATCCCTTTCAATTCAAAAATATGATTTGAAATATTTTTACCATCTATAAGGCACCCATTTTGACCTTAGGTTTCGTACAAGATCGTCATACCATATGCGACAGCTGCATCATGTTCGATTTTGCAACCGCGAGCATGCTCCCAGCCTTTGCAAAAATATGCCGCATTGCAAAGAGACATATTCTCAAGAGACTTTGCCAGAAAGCACAGAGGAATCTGAACGACGCCGCGTTCCTTCATAGCTTCTTTGCTATACCACTCGTCCGTAAATAACGTATTGACCACTTCGTAACCCTGAGCTTTCAGAGCAGCGATAGCACGTTCGCGAGTAGCAACGATTTCTTCTTTAGTTTTACCAGCCATAGGCTGAGACAGCATTGCTTTCATGAAATCTCCTCCTTACATATCAGCATACTTAGCGGCAAACCGGCTCTGCTGAATCGTCACATACAGCTCCTGCAGATATGCCTTGATACGAGTGGTACCGTTGTCATCCCACAGACGAGGACGCACAACGATATCAGAAGTGATAATATCGGCGCCGTCGAGAATATCGAGGTCCTCTTCATCGAGCTTCGTCTTGTGACCGTCACAAATCATATAGATTTCGGGCTTCTTCCAGAAGTTGAAGTTGATAGACACATCCAGAACGTGCTTGGGGACGTCGCCTTCGTTCCGAGGACGCAGAATCCGAACATTCCAGCCATCTTCGCTCAGATGCTGGGCCATATCGGGGTCATCAACGACTACGGAGAAGGTTCGGAAACCTTCCTGGCGCTGATACTTGGTGGGACGACCAGAGAAATTCTTGAAGGTGATCTCGGCATTCTCGAAATAGATGTTCTCAGGGTTCAGCATAGTTTTGTTCTCCTTTAAATGAATATATTTTAGCGCAGTTAGCGTACTGCAAAAAGTTTATCGGCATGATCATCCTCCCAGGGTTGACCTGCCATTTGCCAGGGACTAGCTTGCGGAATATAAGGATCATCACTGATGAACCACTCCGCATCGCCATATTTTGCGATTTCCTCAATGGCCGCATCAACTTGAGATGTATAAAATCTCATATCGACATTTGCTTTCATCGCGGTTCCACGAATTGCTTCAGATTCCATCCAGCGATATCCATCAGCACCGCCAGCAGAATCATATTTGATGTTGCCAAATTTATCTGTATTTTGACGGAGTAAGATACCTCCACCAGAACCAGGTGCAACAGGCGTAAACTGACCAATTCGGCCAATAAACTGCAGGCTATGGCCCTTTGCAATCTCGGCATCCAACTCGGCAATTCGATTTGGAATATCAGGATCAGACCATTCACCAGTTTGTTTATCTCGGAATTTATCAGTCAGTTTTTTCTTTTCCTTCTCAAATCCAGAAACATCAGGCATACTCTCATTGAAGTCTAAGAATAGCGCAGAGTTCTGAACCGCAAAAGACTCACAGAAATCGTCAAAGACAATCTCGTCATGCGAGAAGAGAGTTTTGAAGACATAGGGAACAGCAAACTGCAAACCAGTAGCGGTCCACCAAATATCCTTTCCGGTCTTCTTGTCTTTCTTCGGCGTCTTGAATCGAGCAACATAGACAGCATTATTGACCAAGCAGAATTTATCGAACTCAGCCTCAGTCTCAAATTTGTAACCATATTCCATACCGAATTTGATTACAAAATTGCGAATGCGATCATCTGCATCAGGGATTTTGATCGAATCCGTCTTAATATGAGCAACTGTATAACCAAGATTTTCAACTTGCTGCTTCAAGAGTGTCATGAAGAGAGCACCACGTTTTGCAACAATATTGTCAATATTTCGAGGATCTCTGAAGAGGTTTTCAAATTTGGCACTTGTCAGACCATAAATACTGTTAATAACAATCTTCAGGGCCTGAGCCAAGGAATCTGCAAGCTCTTCTGTCAAATATGGCTTCAGAGCACCTTCCAGATAAGTTCCGGCTAGCTCGAAATCATGGTGCTTGATTGCAACGCGTGCGTCAACGAGCTCTTCCAATCGTTTGGTATACTCGGGACCAAATATGCATTCGAAGATCATGCTGTGTGGATGCATGGAGGCAACGTCACCATCCCAAAGATCGCCATACATGCCAGGGCATCCGTAAACACGTCCACCTTCGCCAATCTCAGCTCCCAAATATGTCGAGATTCCTCGTTCAAATTTGTAGCCTTTGAAGAATGGCAGAATAGAATATGTTTCGGGGTAGTCTTTTTCCGGATCAAATATCTCGTAGATCGGGAGACCTTCTTCGTCGAATACGTGGAACTGATAATCCGGACCAAATAGCTCTCGATATTCTTTGTATTTTGATGGCGGAACAGGCTGACTCAGATCACGATAGTTGAAATGAGACTGAGGGGATTTGTTTTTGCCAAATATAATACGACCGGACAATGTGTTTGTTGTATCATTGACAGTTGCACGCATTCCATGAAGCTTATGCACAAGCTCGACCTGAATTTGACGTGCCGCAAAGTCGCCCCTATTCTTTTCAAATACCGCTTCGGTCGCCAGAACATCGTTGTCGCAATACTTTGCAACTTCTTCCCAAAGTTCTTCCGGAACCGGCTGATCCCAGGGAAGGCTCATTTCCTGATGATGAATGCCCAACTCAATCTCCCACTTTTTAAGACTCTGCTTTTTGGAGCAAAAGTCATAAACATCGGTATAGGAAATGTCATAGGCAGATCCGAACATAGCACTCGATCGCTTCTTAGCCACAATGTTCTGGCTCAATTCAAAGATCTGTTCGTTTGTATAACCAAGCATCCTTGCATAAAGAATATGGTTATCATAACGACGACAGTTGAATCCAACCAGCTTCATGTTCATAAGCGCCTTTACTTCAAGCGGCGAGGGATTAATCATCCGTGTGATTGTTTTGCCAGGACCTTGTTGCTTCCAGTTAATTAGAAGTAGATTCGGATAAACCTCGCAGTCAAAGAAGACAAGCGGATCGTTATCGCTCGTGCTCTCATTAGACATCTCAACAGGTTCTGCTGATTTGAAGTGTATTTTGCTCACCAGTTTAATGCAGTATTTTGACTGATTCGTACTGGAGGCCGCCAACCCAAGCACAGCATTACTTAGATCGGATACATCGTACTTCATGCCAGACTCGTAAGCATCTTCAAGAATCTTGTAGATAAAGTCAATACTGGATCTTGTATCTGCATGGATTTCTTTGTTGATGTTACGCATCACCATGATTCGAAGTCCTTTTTCACTCTTGATCTTATCAAGATTGACCACGGTCTTTTCTCCTTTCAATGGTAATCCACTACTGATCGTAGCAATCGGCAAATCATTGCATTTTGACAGCATACGCCGTAGCGAGGACCCACCATTGAATACTTTCACCTCAATGTATTCATCATATACGCGACTCAAGCGCAAGGGATCGCCAGAATATAAATAGTGGAGATGAATACCTTGACCGGATTTACTGAGTTCTGCATATGTCGGAGGCCACTTGCTAGCAGCTTCGTAATTCTTTTGGAAGTCCTTTTGTCCATCTTTTTTCAGATCGAAATCAATTACAATATGATGAACAGGGACTTTCACATAATGCAATTTTGTCGGATCAAGATCCTTAAGTTGAGTTTTAACAGACTTCCAAGCGAGTGCAGGCGTTTCATTTGTTGTAGCATATTGAGCAGGACAAAGTGCACAATCCTCGTCAAATACTGAAGTTGTATGATCAGAGAAATCCAACCATTTTGACCCTTCAGTTTTATTAGGAGGTGCCTCTTCTGTGGATCCTTCCTCGCCATTGAGCATGCCAACCTTAATATCTTTCAAATATCCACGAACTCGTGTACCGTCCTCGGTGTAATATCGTTCGTAATATTCGTGAAAATATAAGCAAATTTCCTCTTTGAACTTGTTCCGAGGGAGAGGTTTATAGACATTTGCCTCTTCGCAATATCCCTTATACATATCCCATGCATCCTTCATGCAGATGCCGTCTTTTCCATCCATAGCCGCATACAGTTCCTGCATGAAGTTGTAGAAAGAGTTCGTGACAGTCATCATTGCTTTTGGAATATAGGAATCATAGTATTCGGGATCTGCCAAATATACCTCCCGGCAGTGCCAAGCAATTGCACCAAGTTCAAAGCCAACCTGCTTAGTAAGTTTGTTATACTCTCTGAGAGGAACTTTCTCACCACTCGGAGAAACGTCAATCAGTCTTCTAAGAATACCAGATCGTGCATCCGTGATTTCAACGGGCTTATTTGAGCCTAAGAATAAGAACGAACGAAATCTGGTTTCGTATAGAGATTTATGCTTTTCATTGACGACCATTGTCTCATGAGAAACCAAACTATTCAGTCTGGTGTTATCCTCAATACGACTCAGATCGCCATCATGTTGAATGGCCACCAATGGATTCGATTTAAATGATTCCAATGCAAACTGATTACTTGCACTTGCAAGAGCCTTTGCATCGAATACACTATAATAGCCATCAAAAAGTTGCTGGATAATGTTCAGTAAAGTAGATTTACCAGACCCAGGCGGGCCATACAATACCAGGAATTTTTGAATCCGCTTGCTGTCGCCAGTTACTATCGAACCAATAGCCCACTCGATCTTATGACGTTCCTCAGGTGTATACAATGTTCCGATCAAATGATCCCAAGCATTGCACTCGCCTTGTTCAAGAGGATATGGGAGACGCTTGCTAACATAATCTGTCTTTTTGACTTCAACATTCGAGAATGTCAAGGACTCGTCCAGAATATGGTAGTTGTCTCGGCATTGACGCTGGCAATACGCATGCCAACGATCGATCATGCCATTTTCTGCATCCCACATATAAAATGCTCGTGCACGCGACTGAAGATCGGGAGGCATCTTGTTGAAATATGCTTCGACCTCCTGGTCAATCAGCCGCAATGCATCGAATTCGTCCGTAGACCACAAACCCAATTCTTGAATCCAGATGGCATAAAAATCGCCACCACGAATCATCAGATCTGCAGACCGCTTGACGATGAATTTAGGAAATACTTCGATGCCCCCAGCCCGATTGGTTCGAGTGGCAACCATCATGAAGTCGAGCATGAGGACTATCTCCCTTCTTTGATTATACTGTTAAGATATTCGCACATTTGATACCAGATTTCAATGTTTCGGAAATCTTTTTTAGTTCCAGGAACATAAAAGAGACTGCCATTTCCATCTGGAGAATACTCCCGATCCATAAAACGATCAAGAACCATGTCGACATAATCGGCATTATAGTTAGAGTCAGTCATACCGCTAAGACCAAGCGAGACGATCATATACCAAAACCACTGGTTTGTACGGTCGCCAAACTCACTACTAGCCATAGTCTCTTCTTCCATTCGAAGTGCAAGCGCAATCATAACCTCGAGAACACTACACTCATATTGGTCCAAAAGAGTTAAAGTATGCTGAGAATGCCCGGCATAGTCTCCGAATCGATCTCGAAGCGAAAGTCCATCTTCCAAACGATTTCCATCCATAGCAATATAACTATAGCGGAAAGGCGTCTGAAAAAGATGCGCAGTTAGTCTCTTCCATTGAATAGTCTTCGAAACGGAAGCATTGACTCCACAGATCATCTGGTACAAATATTGATAATATTCCCACCAGAGCAGATCAGCCGTCAATAGGACCATCCTCCTCTTCGCCATCATCGTATGGCAGAACCTTGATCATCTCATCATAATTGGTGAGGCATGCATCAATTTCATAGTCGATCTCCTCGACTTCATTGCGCATATAGACAGTGTCTTTCTCCCAGTCATCGAAATGATTCTCAAAGTCGCCAACAGTTTCAGGATATACATCGGGGTCGATTACGATTCTAGGGTTATTGTCGTAAGCGAGGACTCGGTTCTTCTCATACCATACAAGCATGATCTTTTGATACCCGTTATCCGCATCAAATTGTTCAGGAGGGATAGAATATGGTTCACATTCATCCTCGTCCCCCATTTTGACTAGCGTTTCAGTTTCCAATTCCCCATCTTCGTTTTCCGTAATCTCCGTATCGACACGGAACGGAACATCACGACATTTGGTGTAATCCTTATAGCGGTCCTGAGTAAAATGCTCAGAGCTTATACAGGATTTCTCATGAACCACTTCCTGCGTATCTTCCTCTTGTTTGGAATCGTCCATTTTGACCTCAACTTTCTTCTGGGGATTACTGGAATAATAATCTCGAAGTTGGTCTGTTACTGCTGCAAGAGTATCCGATTGCTTTTTGACCATATAGAAATAGGTGGCGCCAGCCCCGAGACCAGCTCCAACTATTGCGCCAATAGCAAAATATAAACTTTTTTTCATTTCTTTTTCACCTCTTATACAAATGGATCAGGAATTGCATGGTCGTATTCAATTCCGCCATCAGACTTGGTTGTAAAATGATTGTGCCGGCCATCCCCATGAAAATATCGGAATTCGCTAGGCAATACACGATATTTCTCTTCCCCAGTCGACCAATCTTCAATCACAAGTTTTGCAAGATCATAGAGCTCATCAGTGACAGGATTGTCAGACTTGTAGCCAACAAATTGCCTCTTAGCTTTGATGCAAGTCGAAATACCGCCATAGCCAGCATCGACTCGATTTAGAACTGTCCACATGGCCTGCGCGCTTTGATAGGTTGCAGATCGATCACCATATTTAGTACTCTGGATTGGAAGATTCATACTCTCACCATAGCACATCTTGGCCATGTTGACAATGTCCTCTTCAGAATACCATTTTTTCTTAATTTTTGGTTCCTCGATGACAATCTCAGTTTCCTTACTGGGCTCTATTTTGACCTCTTCTTCTTTCTCAGAAGCGATCACGTAAACATTGACAACTGAAGGCTCCTGAGGTTTTTCAGTAAGCTGAGTATACCAAAGCATGACCGCCATGCCGGTTAAGAAGCACAATATGCACGTTAAAACTGCATCAATTACGCGAATTTTCATAGGTTAGAATTCCTTTCAGGTTTTCTTTTGGAAATATGGGCACTTCTCCCAATCCTCGCCGGGTGCAAGCTTGCAGCATTCTGCAAGACAGTTTGTATTCTTATATTTTGGATGATTGCATTTTGGAAAATTCGGATATAGTCTTTCTTGAATCCCGAAAAAGTCTACCATATAAGGCCCAATAGTCATGACACTGCAGCTCTTAAAGTAATGCTCAATTCCTTTTGGAATCTCTGCAGGATCAGTCCAAAGACTTATTTCTGTAGGTGTAACACCACTATTTCTGCAGTAATAATAGATCTGATCCTCGCCCTTTTTACGAAGAATTCTGCAATCAAGACTCATAATTAGCCCCCATTATACTGGTCCCAAACCCCGCCTTCAGTTACGAGGGATAGAATATCGCCCTGGACGTTAAAATCCAGAATAATAGAAGGTTCGGTGCCTTCAAGGAATTCTGCAGCCTTCTGAGTATGAGCTGTAAATATGCCGAAGTCAATGCCTTCGTAATCGGCATTTTGATAAACCCAGCCAACAACGCTGCCAGCCTTAGTCGGACGAAAGCCCAGACGTTCATACACTTCGTTCAGGAAGATATAACCACGAGTGCGAATTCTCTCGTTGAAGTAGTTCTGCTCCATCAAAAGAAATGCACGGTTATGATCCGCAGAGGGTGTCCACTGAGTAGAACCAACTTCATCAAAGACTCGAGCATACTGACTCAGTTTGTCGCCTTCGTAAGTCAGAACCTCTTCCTTAGTTTCCTTCACTTCTCCAGTTTCAGGGTCGATAACCTGATTTGCAACGATCTGCTTTTCAAGGCCATTTTTCAGCATGAAGTCGACATCTTTTCCATATTTGTCAACGACACGCTTCCGATAGTTCATGAAGTCAGTGCTCAGCGCAGAATATGCAGCGGCCAGAGCCACATTCCGTTTCTTCAGAATATGATGCCCAGCCAGAATACAAGTAATGGAAAGAATGCCCAAGCCAACAGGAAGCGCATAAGTTTTCACCATGCCAACAGTGACCTGCATGCCAATGGTCTTACGATCTTCCTGCTCATTTTCCTCGGTATACTCGACTTCATTATTTGCGGCGAGTTCTTTCACATCCTCGATATTCTGCAGATTCTTTCGTGCCTCAGCAATGATGTTATTTGCTTTAATCGTCTGCTTGCATGCGATGATAGCCGCAATGATCCCTGTGCCGATGCCTGTCACAACAAGAATCTCAGGGGAATGCTTCTTGATGCCAAGCTTGGTCTTTACAAGGATCTGGCCAGCTTTAGTTGCTAGTTCAGTCTTTTTCATGATCTTTCTCCTTTATTCAAATATAAATGTTAGTCAATAGGCATCGGATGAGGCAGATGAATTACCCAGCCACCTCGAGATGCTGTAATATATGCATTTCTAAGGTCGCTCCAGCCAAACTTCTCATTGCTGGGGTCGATAATATTTGTACGGCCAATGATGTCATAGAAGCCATTAACTGTCAGAATATCATAGCCGGCAATTACGCTTTGCATTTCGTCAAGAACCCTCTGGGCGTCGACTCGAGACTCAAACCAGACATTCTCGATTTCCATTCCGGAATTCTTTCCAGAATAAACATACTGACTGCCATTGCCATTTGATTTTCCACTCGAGATTCCATTGTAGTTGATATAGCTTTTTCCAAAGGAATTGTTGTTTTTTCGGTCAGCATATGCATCACCCTTTACGAGATAATTGATAGCGCCCGTAACGCCTTCAATAACTGCTCGCTGAATCAGCGGCGTTACAATCTCGTCAAAAATAAAGCCTTTCATGGTCTGGCCAGATGCTGGTTTAATACCGACAAAGACCTTAGACCAAAAACTTTGCGGAACAGGCTTAGACTTTCCGCTGACAACGCATTTCAGATCGGGTTTCTCTTTTTTCTGAGCTTGTTTATTTCGCTCTTTCAAAGTATTACTCGGATACTGTTCCATTTTGACCCTCCATCTTGATTTGTGCAATACCGGACAGCCCGAGTCCGATACCAAAACTTAGAAATACAATTCCAGTATAAATTCGATTTTGGGGATTTCCAATCAACCCCTCTTGAATTGCCTTGTTTGCTTCTCGCATAAGCTTAATCATTGTGAACATAAAAGCTCCTTAAAGAATAAAGGGAGAGACCTTGATAGATCTCATCCCTTGTAGATTCCCTAACTCTTCATAGTTAGATCTGACAATGGTTTACTCCTCGGCTTCGTCCGTATCCATAGTCTGAGCTTCTGCAGCTTCTTTGGCCGCCTTCTTAGCAGCACGCTTTGTTTTGATTTTCTTGACCAGCGCAATTCCGCCCAGGATCAAACCTGTCGCAACAGCACCGCCAACCATACCAGAACCAAAGCCGCTACTGCTTTCGCAAGTGCAGCCGCAGTCTTCTGCGGTTTCCTCAGGAACCATAGCCTCTTCGGGCTCAGTAACCTCAGTGTTCTCCATAACCATATTCTCGTCCATTTTTATTTCCTCCTATAAATATAGTTTTTGGGTATTTCTACTCCATAATACAAAATGAATTTTTCGCGAAAGAGAAGAGGCCATTAAGGCCTCTCACTTTTTAGCTTCTGTTGATCAAGATATTTGCACATATCTCGAACACTGAAGAATCCCCCAAGTTTTGCTGCTTTGGTAATGCTCTTGCCTACTTCGCCAAGCCAATATAACTTATCCTCATTCTTTAGAGTATTTTCAGCTATAATAGCTTGAGCTTTAGCAACTTTGAGCTGTGCCGCCATTCCAGCATCGCTTCTCATAAACTTCGGCTTTCGAATAATAATCATATTTGATCAACTCCTTTCCATAAAGGAGTCAGAAAATGTCGCGAAGCCCGAATTACCAGGGCGCCACGTCATAATATTTCGGTGCAAACTTAAAGTCCATTACCAAAACAGGCCGCTTTTTGAAATCCAACTGAGAGCTAAAGCTCAACTCGATCATCTCATGGTGGCTGCCAATCTCCCAAGCAAAGAAATCTCCATTCTTCGTCTGTGGCAGATTGATTCGATCATAGAAGTCGTTGAGCGAAACTGTCTCGCCGTCCAAAACAGTTCGACTCAGGTCTATAGCCGCTCTACGCAGAACCTCAATGTCAGAATAGAAATATCGGCCGTTCCAAGCGTCCATACACAATGTATCGCCCTGGCCAGTGCTGATAATCTCCCCATCGACCGGCGGGTTGTTATTGACACGATCCTTGTCGATAGCTTCTCGGACTTCTTTTTCTTTCTTTTCACCGACAGTCTCAATTACTTTCTCAGAATACTCCTTGAGACGAGATTCAGAAAGTGCATAGGCTGCCGCAAGTGCCGCATTTTGCTTTTTATCGACATTATGCGCAAATATAATCATACCCGCAGAAACACCGGCTAAAGCAATAGGCGGCAGATAATATTTCCAGGTCACCTGAATATAGTCCTTGATTGTCAAAGCAGGATTCTTCTCATTATCCTGCAAATATTCATCATGTTTCTTGCATTTGCGTTCCTCCAAGAGCATACTTGCCTTGGGTGTTACACGAACTGCAGTTACACCAGCGATAACAAAACCTGCAATGCCACCGCCGACCATAAGACTTGTTCTATGTTCAGATGCGAAAGTCATGCTCATGTTTGCGAATTCTTTCAGCTTAGTTAGCTTCATTTTGATCTTTCTCCTTTTTTAAAAATGGAAGAGCGTGTTAACGCTCCTCCTTGTTGTTGCGAATCTCACTTTGATTCGTTACGAAATCGAGACCCGCTTTTGCGATTGTTCCGACTGCAATAAGTGCAGCCGCTGCAATCTTTGCGATCTTCATTCCGTCCAGTTTCTCACTCATTTTGATTCACCTCCATAAAGGAATACGATTTTGTCGCGATTGCTATGAAAATATAAAAGGAGAAGACTACAATCAAATCTGACTGCAGTCCTCTACCACGGTTTCGTTAGACTCGATAATGAACTTACCGAACTCATGCATGAAACCACTGATCAGGCTAACCATGGTAAAGCCACCAATAGCAGCAACCATAATTTCCATAGCAATGTGTAACATAATTCATTCTCCTTTATATTTTCATTATTTTTTATTGTCTTTCCTTTCCATAATAGAGGATGAAAATATCGCGAAATGAAGAGGTCATGAAGACCTCTTATTAATGATGAACCATGCTAATACGCCAATCGATAATCCGATAATCCAGCATAGATCTCGAATATATGGATTGCTAACAAACATTTTCATCACCTCCATAAAAGGATACGATTTTTTCACGAAAATATAAAGAAGAAAGGGCCCGAAAGCCCTTTAGTTCTTCTTTTTCTTTTTCAAGAAATGCTTTACAATCAAACTGATGATGAATATCGCAACGATTACATCGCCAAATGTTAGCAGGAATGCCGTGCCCCCAATGAGGAACACGATCACTGCTATAATTGCCAAAATAATCAATGTGATAATCAATGCCGCCAATGTGATCATATTATCACTCCTTTCCATAAAGGAAGCAGAAATATCCGCGAAAGGAGAGAGATCTTGATAGATCTCATCTCCCGCAGATTAGTCCTCTTCTTTTTTCCAGAACATCAGCTTATGCTTAATTTTCCAGAACTTTTCGCAAACCCAATCCTTGACATCATATGTCATAGCAACGTACCATCCGGCAATCTCAACAATTGAGATCAATACGCAGATGCCGCAAAGCTTCCCATATGCCTTCCAAGTAATAGGCTTATCTCCGAATTCCTTCAGCTTCTTAAACATATTCAAATCCTCCTAAAATATGAATTTGGATTTCTCTTCATAAACTAAGAGGATTTTTTCGCGATCAGCTTATAATTTGACCGATACCGTAATCTTGGTAATCTTCAGTCGGGAGAAAGGGCATGTCTATATAGTAGCACTCCAATCCATCGTCAGTTTTCTGAAGTCGATGCTCGAATTCGATCCATCCATAGCCATAGAAAGCAACTCCTGCGTCCTGTGACCATCCAATATCGTCCCCTCCAACGATTGGGTAGATGCCAAGGGCATCGAGGAATGTGTTGAAGCTAGCATAGCCGGCAAGAGCAAACTCTCGGTTAACTTGATATTCTGCATCGATAACCTCCTTCATGGTACGATTGAAGTACTTGTTGTAATAAGGGAGATAGAACAAAAGCTGTTCATCAGTATCCCTCGGAAGCTCTCTCTCTGCCTTCATCTCAGCTTCATACTCTTCCTGGATCTTACAATAGGTCTCCTGGTCGACATTATTACGGACGACTTCCTTATATCGTTCGTAAGCCTGTCCAAGAGCCATATAAGCACTCAATAGCTGGGATTGAGTACGTTTATCGAGGATATGAGCACACCACATGCACCCGATGGAGGCGCTGGAGACGATAGCAACAGGCCAATAGATACTCGCATAGGCTTTAACCTTTTCTATTGGCTCCATTGCCTCCAAATTACCCTCATTTTGAAGGATTTGCTCGGCTTTTGTTGCTTTTCGAGTTAAATAAATGCTTGCACCAACGCCAATGGTCGATGCGATCGTAAGGATTTCTGGAAGATGCTTCTTCAAAAATCTGCCGCTTTTCTTTGCTAAATATTTGGTATTCATGAATGCCTCCTCAAATATAAAGGCTAAGAGGCCTTGATAGACCTCCTAGCCGGACTTGTCTTACTTTCCGATCTTGATCTTTCCGATAAGATTTCTTGCCGTTGGATGCGACCATGCTCCAGTATCCTCGAATTGAATACAGTCCCGAATCAACCGAGTATTCACGACCAACGGTGCCACGATCCCAATAACAGTTACGCCCAACGTTGCAATCTGAATGAAACTATCACCAGTAGCTTCCTTCAAATCTTTCCGTAACGCGATAAGTTGATCGAGTTCGTTGATGCACTCATTTCGCTCATTCTCTGTCTCAGCCTGCCTCAATTCTTTGGTCTTTTTCTGGATCATGCGATCCAACATAAATGCACTCATCATTTTGACCTCCAATAAAGTATTAGACTTCCGTCCATAATACAACATGTTTTTCTCACGACGAAAAGAAGAGGCCCAGTCATTTTGACCGAACCTCATACTTGTTTAGACCTTAATTTCCAGGCCTTGTTTTTCCAGAATATCCAGGAATATCAAAGCTTTCTCAATGTCTCGTGACTTGATCGACTGCGCGCAAAGTCTTGCCAATCCTGGTCGGTTATCTATTACGAAGAAGCGTTTGATGCTTTTGTAACGCATTAGCATCTCGGTTGCTTCATAACGCAATGTAAGCGCCGATAGATCGGACTGATCAATTTCGCAGTATCTGACGACACGAAAACCGTCTTCAGCTCCACCAATTCCATAAAGATATAACTGTTTCATAACATACCTCCTAAAATATAGATCTTTCCATAAAGGAGGCAGATTTTTTCACGAATTTCGGAACCGGTCATTTAGCTTATGAATATCAATCCCGAATTTCTCTTTTAGTTTGTGCGTGCAAAGCCACAATTCATCTTCTCGGTCAGTAAGCTCATAGCGTTCGCACATAGCATGAAGGTCCTTGCTAAAATTGTTGTAGAATTCCATCAAACGCTTCTCGCCAAAACCAAAAATCAAGTGCAGATTCCAAAGAATCATAGCATCGATTTCATCCGTATTATTTCGGTCGTACTCCTTAATGGATTTTTGAATCTCCATATTAAGAGCATGCTGTTCTTCATTGGTTAGATCCGCCCCAAGAAGAACCTTGCCAGCTTTTTTCACCTTCATAAATATCCGTCCTCTGTTAGCTCCTGGATGACTTCCAAATAGGTGTCACCCGTGCAATATTCTTCGCCGTCGATATAAGCGACCCAATGGCCGCGCTCCTGAGTAATATCAATTCGACTCTTGTTTTCCATCAGATACCTCCTGGTCTGCATTTAATCCGTCATTTGCGGCCGCAAGTAATTTTGCGGCGACCCTTGTTTGGACCTCGACAATGTAATTATACTCATCCTTGGTGAGCGTGTCTGGATCATTTAAAGCCTCGCTGAGCATATTCTGAGCATCCATAATCTTCTGGTTGAATTTTACATATTTGTCTGCAAATTTCAACTGTGTTTCAACATCTGCTTGCATATAGGCCTTCATAAATTCACAATAGGAATCCACATACTCCTCATATGCATTGAGCGTTTCATACAGTTTTGGATCGATATCTGGCTCAGTATCCTCAACTACCTTGGAGAACTCTTCCAAAGGCTCATTTTGACCCCGGTTCTCAGTAGGTTTGGAGTTGCACCCAGTCAGAAAGAAACATGCGATCGCGAATACAATGAAAATATGTTTAATCTTCATTTTGATTCATCTCCTGTAATTAGATTGGAATACGGCAGAGATTTGATCCAATCGCAGAATGTAATACGCCATTCGTCCTGTTTATGATGTTGTCTCTGATGGTAGATATTTGCAAGAACCCAATAGTTCAGAAATACTGTTCGCTTCTGATTATAGGAACTCGGAAGAAGCTGAATCATCTGCCACCAAATCTTTTTGAGATTTTCCTCTTTTTTCTTGAGTTCTTTTGTGGGTTTATTTTTAATCCTAAGATAGAGATTACGATACTGATTAAGTGCCTGAATCTCCATAGTAAAGAGAAACCAGGGGCTTAGAAGATTGCTTCGATTTTGGGACGTAGAAACATCAAGGTTCAAGGATGCCTCATCCGGAATATCCTCGTCCAGTTCGCCCATAAATTCACACGCTTCGGGAAAAGACATAAGATGCTCATGACTGAAATCATCAAGCGTAAATTCCTTATCGGCAATCTTATGCATGGTAGAGCAGGAATTTGCTACTGTACCGACCTTGTACGTGTCAAACTCCTTCCACCAATATAAAGGCCCTGTAATATCGCATGTGACAGTGATCATACGAAGAAATTTAGCATGCTCAGGTCCAGCATTTCGAAGCTGCATAGCAAGCTTCAGATCATTCGGTCCGATGACTGGATATGGTGCACAATATTCCTGATTATATACGGTAACACCAGAAGCAATTTCCTCAGCCTTGAGGACCGCTGACTTCATGACGGTATCACTTCGATCCCAAGAATTCTTAGGGTTTCTCATACCACGAAGCGCTGCTTCCCAACCATAAATTTCAGTTTTTTCAATTTTCAGCATTTTGAGCTTCCTCCATCCATTTCTTTCCAAATTTGACTTTTTCCATGGCAGTTAATGCATGCGAACATGCGTATTGGTTAAGTTCGCAAAAACAGCACATACACCCATGCGTTAATGCAAAGCATCGATTGCTCAATGCACGACAATCTTCTTTCAAGGCGTTTGTATCATCCGTATAGTTTCTTGTAAGATCCCTTATCATCTGGCGCAACCGTGCGTTTTCCTCTTTTAAACTTGCATTTTCCTTTGTTGCATCAGATGCCATAGCTTCTCGTAGTTCATTAAGATTCATAGTTGCCTCCTTTATAGCGGCATTCTTTCCATTTTGACCGCATGACTTTTACAATTCGACAAATGTTGGATCGCGTCATCCCTAATTGATTGCTTGCATATGCTTGAGTCTTTCCGTCCATTAAATATTTAAGCACTGTAATTTCTCGTTCATCAAGGCATCGAACAAATTCTTGAATATACATTGGCGTGTAGTCATCCTCATAAGCAAGAATATCCTCAATTGTGAGGGGGTCGTCTCGCCTATCACTATTTGCAAGAACCGTATGAAGCGAAATATCTTTTGCATATTTATTCTGCCTTCGTAAGTCAATGGCAATCTCATTAAATATGCACCTTGTTGCGTATGTTGAGAACGTGTTCCCCATAGATTCGTCAAATGAATCAACCGCTTTGATTAGCCCAATATATCCATTTTGAATAACATCTTGATTGGCTGTATATTGTGGAAAATGTTTATGGACAATATAATGAACTAAGTTCATATTGCCTATGATTTTTTGTTCTCGATCCGTCATGGCGTTTTAGCCTCTTGTTTCTCCGCATAAATATGACTTACATTCATTAAGACATATTTGATGGATTCATCGTCCATAAATTCAGAGTTCTGCTTATTGATCACCAGACTTGTGTACCTTTCACCGTCAATATCATGAGCGATATTAAGCGTCCCTACAAATTTTAAAGTTTTTGTTGTTGCATTCACACCGATGATGTATCCGGCAACTGTGCAAAGAATCATGGTCGCACCGATCAATAAAATCTCAAGAATCAATTTCATTCGCCTCCATCCATTTTTCAAGTTTTCCATAGCATTCTGGGCAAAGATCCATGCCACAACTACGTGGGCTATAAATATCAGTGGTTATATGATAGATACGCTCGCGATCACCATACTTTTCATCCATGTCCTTAAGTTCAAAGAATTTGCCGCATCGATCGCATTTTAATGCTTTAGACATATTATTCCCTCCATGTTTTGTATTCTTGCTCAAGATTTAGAAAATTATTCATAATATCTTGGCGAAGATTGTTCATGACTTCACATATTTTCATGTAGAATTGGGCAGTGGTCGAAACCGGAATGATTTGATAACTGCTTTTTCCGCATTTTGAAATCTGAATCTTAAGATCCGCGCCACCATTAAGTGAATGAAACTCAACGGACCAGCCGGTCAGAATACAATACTCCAGCTCTCGCATAACCCAATCCCTTGTGAGTTCTATGTTTTGTTCACTCATCTTTCTCCTCCATATATGAGTTCTCTGTCACATCATCATCCAAATAGAGATCGATAGCACCTTTGAGATCCTTGATTGAAATAGGTTCTGATAAAACCTGTGTATGAAGCTTGCAACCATCTGAGCGAAGTTCATCCCAAAATGAGATGCCGAGCAGTTGTTCTTTTTCAGCATGTAGAATCAATTTCTCAGTTACAAAAATAGTGTCCATCATTTCCTCCAAATAAATGGAGAGACCATGATCAGTCTCTCCGGTGTTTTAGAATTCTTCCGTCTCTTCTTTGTCTTCGACCGGATGCTTCTCCAGATATTTTTCTGCCACAGCATTCATAGCAATGATGCCGAGCAGAAATCCGAATGACCATCCAAAGCCTCGCTTCATAGAATCAAACATAACAGAATTCCTCCTTTCCATAAACTACCTTGAAAATATCGCGAAAAGCTAAGAGGCCGTTATTACAGCCTCCTGCTTTGCAGAGTTAACTTCTCATTACTATAATGTGAGCATCGGGATACGCTTCCTTGAAATCTTTCAGAAGTTCTACTAGCTCTCGTCTAGTGACTGAGATCCTGAATCCAACAGTTCCCTGAAGACCTTCTGTATTCCAATCATCTGGACCGATGGCAACGCCATCATATCTAGAGATTGGGTATGCATAGTCTTCAGCAATCTCGCCGAACCTATAGGCCTCGTCCGTTAACACAAACCAGCTTTTCTTCAAAGCGCCTTCATTCTTAATACCCATGATAATACCTCCATAAATATAATGTAGAGTTTCTCTCCATAATAGATGAAGATAATATCGCGAAAATAAAAGGAGAGGATATGTTAATCCTCATCCTCATTATAAATATCGTCATCTACCAATCCGTATTTGACAACTCGTACTGCATCGACGATCATCCAAGCCATAAAGCTGATAATCGCAATGCATGCTCCAAATCCAAAAATTGCAGATAAAATATTCATATCATACACCTCCATAAAGGGATATGAAATATACGCGAAAAGAGAAAGAGGCCATTAAGTCTCAATCTCAAGAAAGTCCTTTTTAATATTCTCGATGTTGATTGTCAATGTCATGCATGCCACGCCAAGTCCGAATACCACTGCAGAACCGATACCCATATAATAATGGATACCAATCATACCAGCAATAATCAAACTAATGCTAAGCATAGTCACAAATCTTTCCAAAGTAGTCATAAGAATACCTCCATAAAATTTATTTTCTTTCCATAAACTACCTTGAAAATATCGCGAAAAGGGAAAGGCCATGCTTTCCCTATAAGTGCTCAGATGTAATTCTGAAGACGCTCAACGATGAGGTCAGAATCAATGCTCATGATGCCAACTGCCTTACCATCTGCATCTCGTGCTACGATGTTCCAGAAGCAGTCTCCAGTAGCCAAGTGCTGAGCTTCGATCTCAACAGTAGTAACTTTGTCACTATTATCGAATACGTTCTCAGACTTGATGTACTTCATAACAGCTTCGTCAGCATCATAGTAGCTGATGTAGTTGATGGTAGTTGTATCAATGTCAGTGTTCTTCTCATTGTTGTTCATCATAGTAATTACGCAAATAGCGCTTACAGTGATAACCATAACCATACCCAGAATAGCAATAACCTTTTTCATAATAATTCTCCTTTAAAATATGTTATTTTAGTTGTCTTTCTATTCCATAATATGGTATGTTTTTTACGCGAAAAAAGAAAGAAGAGAGGGCTCGAAAGCCCCCTAATCATTTGGTAGGTCTAAAGATTTTTGCAAGAGTCTCTTTTGTTTTACAATGTTTTGACATCATCTTGACCACATCTTGAAATTCTTTTGCACCTGGAGCATTTGCATCGGCTAAATTCTTAGCCATGCTTTTAAAAATTCCATATGTTTGAGCATAAACCATCTCAGGTGGTGTCATCTCTTTGAAGTCAGATAGTAAATCGATTCGCTCTTGTTTTGTCATTAAAGTTCACCTCCATAAAGGGATATGAAATATACGCGAAAAAAGAAGAGACCATGATATATTCACGGTCCCCTCTTAGATGCTTTCTACTCTGTAGTCTCGCTATCATTTGCTGAATTGTTCTTTCCAAATATTCCGCCATTATTATGCTCGAAAATATTCTCGATAACTTTGGCAGAAAGCGTCCCTAGCAAAACCACGATTGCCTGTTCAGACAAAGTTTCGATCGGGAACGGCTGGCCAAGAACGAATGTGGCGTATGCAGCAAGAATATAGGATGTACTAACCCAAATGAGTGCAAAGAATTGACCGGTTATGAAAAGCCACCGAGTAATCGATTTAAATCGTTTATTCAAAAAACAAAATATCTTTTTTCGGCAGACAAATATAACCAAGACGCAAATGAAGATGGCTGCCAAGAAGCCAAGACCAAATGCGAAGAAGAGAGAGGGTGTCATTTCTTATCGCCATCCTCAACTTTAAGAATAACATTTTTCTTTTCGGTCAGTTTATCCATAGGAATAGAAAGCTTTGTTTTATAAGTAGCGCCCTGCATTTTGATTGTGCCATCACCAGGATACTTAGCAGCGCTCAGCCCAAGCAGCATGCCAATGAACACGGTGATTGCAGAAAGCGTACCTACAACTTGTTCGCAATAGGGAAGGCCCCAAATCCCCGAGATGGCAAAATAGAGCGTACCTAATCCGGGAAGCAAGATCTGAGCGATCCATTTCAGTGTATCATACACTTTGTTACTTAGAGTCATTTTGAACACCTCATTTATTAGGATTTGGTTTCATGGGTAATGTGCGAACAACATCCATGACTCGTTTGGCTGATCCGTTTCCACCCGCCTTTTCATACGGGTTAAACAGATAGTCATTGAGATTTTCATACTCATCCTGGTATATGTAACCCCGCTCAATGTATTTCATACCAAGTTCTACAATACGATCATGAGCAAGGCCTACCAGTAATCTTGTTTTGGCGTCTTTTTTATTAATGTGCATCTGAATCAAAGTCCAAAAGCCACCTGAAGCGAGGACAGACGCCAAAATTGTAAAGAACATCTGAAGATAGGGATTCATAGTTTTAAGAGACACTCCTCATCCAACCAGTCGCTCCAGTTCATAAGGAATGAATGACCAGGCTTCTTCACCCAATACAGTGCTTGCTATCTGGAAGATCTGAAGCCCATAATCTGCAATAAAATTACAGACCCATTCCTCAGCATCAATCCATAAATGCCGCGGGACTGCCCGGTGAATATCATCGAGCAGCCCGTAGCTAAACATGACCACATGGCCAAGTTCATGCAATAGCACTGTTGTGAAAAAGCTTCCTTCTAACGTATCGAGCAAATACACCGTTCGAGTTATCGGGCCAGTTGTAGCGACGGTTCGCATACCTGTCTTCTCGATCAACATCGGACTTGCATATGGGACTCGTTTGATACGCCATAGATACCCATTCACAAAGAAACTATCCATGACTTGGCTGTTAGTTCATTTCCTGAAGTAAAGCGGAGAAATCTTTCTTCATCTTCTCCCTCAGGTCGGGGTCGGCATCATGCCACATATCACGTAGTGTAGCAATTGTCTCCCCAATGTGCATTTTTGCACTTGTGGACATTTCCATCCGATCTGCATCAGACTTCGTAGCATTGTAGTGCCGTCTGGCATCGAGATACTTATCCCAATTTCGACCCATTTCACTGGGGGCTACTCTATGACCAGAATAACCCATCCGAGCATACATGTCATACTCATTGGGATCGAAGCGGTACTCGTTTTCGGGAAGGACACGCATCATGCCGGAACGACCCATTTTGAATCGCTCGTTGTCGCCATGTTCCTCCATGGTGCCGATCTTCTCTTCGTAATACTTACGCTTAGCGCAATAATACTCCATTTCGTAAGTATCCTTGATCATATCGACTACTTCTCCAAGTTCCTGTGCATTGATTTCGGACGGATTGCCACTCATGGCCTCTTTGGTCCAACTCATGAGTTTTTCACGCATCATGCAAATATCATAGTTCGCCATAACTGCACCTCCTTAAGATACTCTCTTGATATACAAGAGAGGATTCGTAGAGATGACCACAGGAACAGCACCGGTATTAGTGACAGTCAAGCGATCAAAGTCACAGCAGTTGACAGAGATCAGATCAGAGATGGTGATGCTATCGAATGCATTTGCGGTAGTAATCTGGCGAACCATCGTTGATTCAGGCAGAGTATCTCCACCAATTGCAAAAGAAAGCTGCGCTACACCAATAGTCTCAGTCGTTACATTTGCCTGAAAGAGGGCTTCATAGCATGCCGGGCGCTTGCAAAGCTTTACGCTACCGGTTCCAAGGCGGAAGCATTCCGCACAGCCACTCTTCTTCACGATCGTGGAAAAGGTAACAGACTGGCCAGGCTGTACCGTCTGAGCAGTAAGATTCGTGAGTTTAATCATCGAAATATACCTCCATTTCACTCATTTTGAATTTTTGAGAGGGGGCCCTCCGAAGAGAGCCCACCTCAGCACAGTTAATTGCAAGCGCAATTGCAGCCGCAATTACCCTTCAACTGGGAGACAATGTTTTCAGTCTGATTACGCTGGGAAATACCTAGGTTCAACTGATTGATCAGGAGATCCTTGTCGGCGAGCTGGGCCTTCAGCCGGTCAATCTCCTGCTGGGTCAGGCGATCAGACAGAGCACGGAAATTCGCATTGTCGTTCTGAACAATCTGCTGACCAACTTCGTGAATGGCAGTCTTAATTGCGCATGCGTCAGTCGCCATATCATACCGCACCTGCGCGATAGACTGACGATTCTCGCAGCAGCAATCGGCCAACTGCCGGGAAAGTGCGTTAGTGTCCTGCATGTGTGCGATACCCATCTGGGTAAGCGCATTCTGGATTCCGAACCCAGTCGTAGAGATATTCTGATTGATCGTGTTCATCTGGGCAAGCTGGTCATAACCGAGGGAGCAAATCCCGCTGTTGATGCCATCAAGCTTGCTGAAGAGCTTCCTGCTCAGATACGCCAAAAGACTGGCAAAGGTTTTTCGCCATCTGCTGTCCCTGGGCAACATCTCCTCGTTGCATGATGTCCATGAAAGCTCGTGCCTGAGGATTTTTCTGAAAGCTCGGATCAGAGGAAATACGATTCATCGCCATCTGGGCAAGAGCCATAATAGGATTATTCATGTTTTACCTCCTCTTCAACGGATTGCTTGGTAGTACGTGAGGACTTTTGATTTGGCTGAGAGGACGTAAGCATCTTCTCGAGCTTGTCCAGCCTCTCATTTAAAGCCATTTTGAATTCCTCAAATCTCGGGTCAGGCGCAGGCTCCGCGTTAGGATTCATGCGCTGATAGATTTCGGTTTGAATAGAGCCATTGCTATTCCAAGCCTTCAAGATTACATGAGAGTAATCCGAAGATGGGAATACTGCAACAGTGCCATCCATAGGAATTTCAGATGCCCGAATATCGTCTGGGGAATTCACGACTCGACCCGGGAGATACGTTGGTCTCAGAGGAGGAGTCTGCTGAGGAGTTTGCTGAAAGATGCGCTCATTGATTTGAGGCACTTGCTGAGAATATGCCATTTGTCTTTGAGCAGCCGTCCAGCCTGCTTCGAACGCTTGTCTGTCATTCATAGGAGCTGGACTACCTGTATTAAACCATTGGTTTTGATCCATAGTAACGTCTCCTTATGTTTGTTTTTCAGATGTTCGTGCTAAAAGATTTTACCGAATCTTGATACGCTTGTAGCAGTAGCCCTTGCTGTCATAAGACAGCTCAAAGCCACCAGCCGTAATAGTAGTATCGGCACGAGAAGGATCGGGGTCCATCATAGGGATGGGGGAACCATAATCGTAGCCGCCATAGGGCTCGGGTCTGGTAGAGATACGAATATCCTTACCGTCAGATGCCTTGATGTACTTTTCCATAGTTTTTGTCTCCTTTTTAAAAATATTTATATGATACTCGTGATGAGTTCATATCAAGATTTAGTTGCTAGAATTTCATCAGCCTCTTCTTGCGTTAAGAGATTTTTCTCAACAGCATTTTGAACCATTTCGGCAGTCCAAAGACCTTGAGCATACCAAAGAGCAATCTTCTCTTTCATATTAGCCTCCAATCAGCGTGTCAGTCATCATAGCGGTATAGGTCATCTGTGCTTCCAGGCGATCCATCTGGGAGATGTGGATAGGCGGGTTATACTTATCACCAATTTTGGCGCCGTCATAAGAAGGTAATGCACCAAATTCTGCGGCAATTTCATCAGACTCGCAGACGATGATATTGGTAATAACTTTTTCGGAGTCGAGAATACAATAGTTCATAAGCATGCCTCCTTATAAGAAATGAAAGCGAAGGTATACGCCACCTGCGCCACCATGATTGTTACCGTTGCTACGACCGCTACGTTCTCCTCCACCGCCTCCGCCAAATGCTAAACCTGGGTCAGCGTGATAATCAGACCAACTTCCATCTTCCCATATATAAGCTCCGCCAAGACCACCATTAGGAGATCCGCCACTAGCACGAGGCGCACTATCAAAATATCCACCGCCAGCACCGCCACCGCCGCCAGCTAATCCAAGGCTAGCGTCATTAAATATGTGTACGATGGATGATGCTCCAGAAAGACCACGATATGTTTCATATGACCCGCCATAACCGCCAGCACCACCAGCTCCACCATTTATACTAGTACCACCAGCACCAGGTGCAGCATTTGCTAATCCGATTTTACCACCGCCACCACCAGTGGCTCTGCCAATCTCTACTTGCTCACCGATGATTACGCTTGTTGTCCCACCGTCAGATCCATCGCATTCATTACCGCTAGGTCTGGTGGATGAAAATACGCCAGCAGCTCCACCTGCCCCAACAATTATATTCATATTTTTTTTCAAATAAGAAATCAAAGAAACAGCAAGAACATTCGTGATATTGCCACCACCGCCACCTCCGCCGCCCTGTGATTTTTGGTATTCTGAGTCGGCAGCTCCACAGCCACCGCCACCTCCACCAACAATACAGATATCTACGCTTTTTGCAGCAGAATATTTTACTTGCTTGCTTTCAGATATCTTAATAATATCAGTGATGGCAACTAGATGGATTTCTGCATCAGTTATGACACCGGTAGATTGAACTGTTTTTACAGTAGGCGCAGATTGATCGATATACGGAGATTCAACAGATATGTTAATGGATTGCGATGTGCTTTTACCGAAAGCCTGTCCATTTGCATCTGTGTAAAGCGGCTCACCGTTTAGAGCCGTTAAGCCATTGATCTTAATGCCAGCTTCGACAGGTTCGCCATTGGAAAGTAAAACCTTGATGCGATAGCCATAAAATCCAGAGCCAACAATCAGACATAGAAAAGCATCATCAGGAACAGCGTCGCTTGACAGACCAAGCAATGATTTTGTACTATTTTTTAGGGTGTTTGCATAATTTTCATCAATCTGTCTCTGGAGATTAGCCGCTACGTTACCAGAAAGCTGAGCCTGGACATTTTCAAACCATGCAGTAAACTCTGCTTCCCATTGATTAAAGAGATCAGTAATATCAGTCTGCTGAAGGACAGATGTGATAAACGGACAAGTTGTCTTGCCAACATTTACCTCAATCTTATCGGCAGTAATACTAGTCACACCAGCACTGACAGTTACATAACCAAGCGCATACTGATGCAGAGTTTCTGTATTGGCCAATGTGGGTTTTGCAGGATTGGCAGAGGGAGTGCCCTTAATCACTTTGATGGTATTTGCGCGCGTACTAACTGCAGAGTTAATCTCCACAACAACAGCATCGATTCGGGTAAGACTCACATCTGCCGCAGGAATATCCAGAGGGAGCAAAGCATCGTTCAGCGTCCAAGTGCTATTAAACCAGCACTTACCAGTCTTCACAACAACCTGCATTCCGGTTCCCGCAATCGGCATTAAAGATCCGCCGATAGATGCGAACACGCCATCTGTAATAATTCCATTAAATATGGAACTCATTTGCTCAGCATTGTAAACTCGATCCTTATTTAGCGAGTTATAAAAGCCATAAGTTACAGCCATAAAGAACCTCCTTTACCCAATAGTTTCGTCCTCCGTGGACGTAAAAGTAGGAGTAATTGTGATACCATTCGCATCCTGAGAAAATACAATCTCAGAAATATAGACTGTACCAGTAATTCCGAATTCATTTTCGACCTGAACAATATCGCCTATGCTGAAATCTTCTCCATAGATATACTGTCTGGTCGCTTCTAGCTCGCCTTCGAAAGCAGTAGTTGTCTGATGCTCACCGAGTTCTGCAATGGCTTTTTCTTTATTGACAGCATTCCAGGTAGCATATTCGCCACCTTGTTCACCATCATTTACACCACCATTGTCAATGAACATCTCTCGTCGAGCGAGTCCACTTGGCGTCGCCGTTTCCGAATACTGCCAAGTAACAACCTCGGCTTCCTCATAAGTTGTCTGCTCCTCAACCACCCATTCACCATTGTCATCTTTGTACTTATTTTGAAGAACAACTTCTTTCTGATAAGTTCCAACAGCATAAATGCTATTCTTATAGGACTTAAAAGATTTGATGTAGTTTGAATTCAAAAGGTTTTCAAAAGATGGGGAGAATGTGACATAAGGATTTACAGACTGTGCATAAGATCGATCAACGCCAACATAAAGCTCGAACTCGAAGCCGCCAGCATCTTTAGGAAGAATTCTCCAGCCGACTTTGTTCGCTTGGCAAAGACTACAGACTACATCATAGACGTTTTCACCACGAATGCTTAATTCTGAAATTAAGATACCGGTGATTCGAGAATCCGAGCTAGTCTTTAAAGAGAATCCAGGAATTCGTCTTGTTCCACCAGAAGAAATAACCTCATTTTGAATAATTGCAAAGAGCACACTCTGCAAATTTCCAGAGAAATTCTGAGAGCTTGTAATAATGCGTCGATCCAAAATGCTTTCAAGACTTCTTCCGGTCACAATTAATTGCGGACCTTCCTCAGCATCTGTTTCGATCTCAACAGTCTCAATGACCATCAACCGATCACTGTCTCGATTCCAAAGATAATTACCAATCTGCATGGCCTGAATATAATCAAGCCGAACAGGCGTATAAATCTCGAAATCACCAGCTTCATCATACCGAACTGTCCAAATGGCTGAAGTGAATGTATCAATCATGGCGATACCGTCATAGTTCTTGTCTAAGACCATGAATTCCATAATTAGATACCTCCATAAGCATTTCGATAGGAAAATACCATTGCGATATTGGAAATGCCTTCTTTTACTGTAAAGTTAAAGATATTCTTTCCGACCGAGATCTGGAACCAGTCAGCAAGCTTCTCAATAGCAGAAATTGCATTGGTATACTTACCATCATGCAAGACCTGCACATACTTATCTCCACTAACTGTGGAAATAATGATGTCATCACCATTCGAGTATTCTCGTCCGATCAGTGTCTTGATACGGTCCAGATTGATCTTAATAGACTCATGTGTCTCAACATTGTACACAGTAATCGGTCCAGTCACTTTGCCAAGAGAATGGATTGTAATGAGAACGCCAGTGTCGACATCACCATGATAATCAAGAATGGATCTTGTATCAAGATTGATAATGCTGAACTCAATGAGATCCTCTTCTAAAGACTCGTTAGACCAGGGAAATTCAAAGTTTGGTGTCACTGTTGCGAACTGGGTTACACTTGGGTAAGGATCGTAGAAAAATGGATCCAGACAGAGAATCGAAATCTGTGCACCTTCCTCTCGAGAGAAAATATCCGGTGTATTAGACTCCACATAACCTTTCGTTTCCAAAGAGCGGTTGTCGGTTTCAACACGGATCGTAACTTCCTTTTTTAGAGGAAAGTACTTATAGGTTTTCTGTCGGACATCTTCAATCGTCGGTGCAAACATGAATTGCAGATTGAAGACAATATTACGGGTGCTGGCCCGTGCAGACGAGTAAAGAGCCCCATCTGCCGTGGCCAGATCCGTTGAATTAATGTTAGCTTTCGGGGGTCCCAGGCCAGTAATACTCTTAACAATCAGCCCCGATTTTTCAGGATGAAAGAGATCCAGCTCGAGAGATTCGCCCTTCGGATTGATTACCGTGATGGACTTGATCATACCTTAGAAATCGCCTCCTTGAAAGCAGTAAACTGATTGTTAGTATTGCGATAGATCTCAGAGCGGCTGAGAGACTTCGGAGAATAGTTATTCTGCACGAACTCGACAACCTGAGGCCCATTTTGATTATTCTGCGGAACCGGCTGCTTTATACCGTTTTCGTGAGAGCTCAGAGAGTTTGCAACGGCATTTACACGAGCGCCAGTTACATAAGTACTGATAACTGGTGTCTTCATCGAGCCGAGTTTATTAAACCCAGAGCGAACCTGCGTCAAATCGACAACAGGGGCAATCTGCGGATGAAGCATCGGGTCAGTGTCAATGATGTCGGCAAGTTGTCCAATCGTATCTCTTGCGGCAGTAATAGTTTCTTCAGAAACACGAGTTGCAGATCGAGAGACCTCGCCCTCCATATTCTGGAAACCAATCGACATACCAAGGCCCGCCATCTCGCCAAGCCACATGAACTTACGAGAAGGAGAATGGGAGTCGATGGCAACCTGAACAGCAGAGAATGCTGCATTAGCAACTGCAGCAGCAGCCGTCGCGATCTCATCAGCCTTAGAAAGGATGCCCTGTTTAAAACCTTCTGCACACATTTGGCCAAGCGTGTACCATTGACCAGAATCCTGTGTAAGTTGATTCTTACCAGCGTTCGTCAAAGCCTGTGCACCAGCAGTTACAGCAGAAGTCGTCGTTACCATACCACTACCAATCGAGGTGGCATACTGGACACCATAATTCTCAAAATTGGTAGTGAGCGCCCCGAGTGTAGATTCAGCTGTGGCGAGATAGGTGTCGGAAACTGTATTCATAGCAGTAGAAACTGCACCAGTTACAGAATCAGTCATCGTCTGAGTTGTATTCTTCAGGTTATAACCTGTACGCTCAGCCGCGGCAGCCGAAATCTGCTCCATCGTGAAGCCCATCTTAAGAAGATCATCCTGAGATTCAGCGATATACTGCGCATATGCGACCATCGCATCAGTCGAGTTATCAGCAACCGTGTTACGAGACTCGTCAAGCTTACTCATCAGATTTGCAAGATCGATTTGTTCCTGCAAAAGCTGCTGATAGGCCTTCTTAGCATCTTCGCTTGTCTTGCCCATCTTCTTGACAGTGTACTCATACTTCTGGTTTGCCTGATCAACTTTCTCATTTTGAATTTTGATCTTCTCGGTAATGACTTCAGTTTCCTTAGCCTTCTTATCCTGCTCAGAAGCAGTCTTGCCAATCGTTGCTTCCCAAAGTTCTTGCTCCAAATCAATCGTAGAAAGATCCAGATCCAGATCAGAGAGCTTCGATTCAAATGCTGTTAGGAACGTATCTGCAGCCTTTGTACCAGAAGCAGAGAATGCACCAGACGAGTTATTGGTTGCTTGCGTGACTGTATCAGTAAGGGTATTGGTAAGGGTATTGATAAGATTAGAAGCTGCAGAATTAGTCTCACTAGTATCGAACCCGAGACCAAAAAGCCCGACAAGACCACCATTCTTATCAACACCAGAATATTCATCATCGACAGCCCCAGTAACTTTTCTAGCAGTATCCTTAGCCCATCCTTTCAGATCTGTCCCAGCTTTTTCAATACCCTGAAGCATACGGCTACCCATATAGGCACCAGCAGATTCGGCCTTATCGCCATTTGCAATAGCACCTTTTGCTAGTTCGGCTGCTGCTTTGGCAGGCTTTTCTTCGAACTTCCCATTGGTTGCCGAATCGTATTCTTCGAGAGTTTTGTTACCAAGATTTTCACCAGGGGCTTTTGCTTCTTCACTTTCGGTCGGTAAGAACAAACCCTTAATGGCGTCCCATCCTGCGGCGATCATCTCAGTCCACGGAGAATGCCATCCAGTAACATTTCGGAAACCATTCAGAAACGCATTACCAAAATTGGCACCACTGGTCTTAACAGTCTCAAGAGATTCGCTACCGGCAACACCTTCCAAGAATCCAGCAACGCAATCTTGACCGGCCTGACGGAATTGTTCAATATACTCACGAAGTGCTGTGATGGATTGAACAACATTCTGGCAAAGCACATCAAGCGGCGTCGGGTCTTGAACCTGAGAAGTATAAGAGAAGAATTGCCACAAATTCCAACCAAAGTTAGAAATTTCAGAGCTGAATTCCGTAAGAGTCTTCGTGCTGACTTCTTGAATCTCGGGAAGAAATGCAATCAATCGGCGCAAATCAGTGATGATATTATTTGTGGCAGCATTATTTATCTGAATTCCAGATAGATTCTGATAATACTTAGCAATATGCCCACCAAACTTAGCGACAGTCTCACCGAAATTATCAAGGTTTTGCTTGCCAACAAACCGAGCCAGGATATTATCTTCGGGAAGAGAATTGGCAATACTAACAAGAGCTCGTGCACCAGCCACCGATTGTTGCATAATAGAGAAATCAACGCCGCTGATACTTCTACTATATGCTGCCATTGATTGGCCAAACATCTCAAGCTGGTAGCCAAATACAGCAAGGCTCTGCTTTCCGAAGAAGAAGCCAAAGATACTCCAATCGGGAATCGCATTCGCAATCTCGACCAAAGCTTGCGCGCCAGGCAGGGAATTCGCAATGGCCGTATTATCGCAAAGTTTGACGGCAAGAGAATATCCGGTTAACGCTGCACCAAACAGAACCAACTGAAGACCAAACCCGGCAAGATTTTGAGTTCCAGTAAAGAGATTAAAGAGACCGCCTTGTTTCGGAATTGTATTTGCAATCTCGACGAGGGCATTTACTGCGGGAAGAGATGCCGTTATAGCATCTACGTCGCATCCAACAAGTCCCTGGCTATAAGCAGTAAGCGACTGACCAAGCAATCCGCACTGCATTTTGAATTGTTCAAGATCCGGTGCACCAACAAAAACTTCGAAGAGTCCGACAGTTGCCAAAATGGCTAACCCACCAGCAAATGCAATCACTGCCTTAATGCCGGAACTAACTTGGTCAAACTTCACATTGGCCATGGAATCATTGAATGCTTTAATGGATTCACCAAGAATCGTTATGGATGTTCCGATACCGCTGGCAACAAAACCTGCAACAAGGTTTCCAAGTGCCTGAGAAATCGTCAGGCATTTTTGCGGAAGATCATCAGGAACATTTAGACTATTGATAATAGCAAGAATGACCCCAAGTGTTGTGCATACTCCAACAAGAGCTAGCAAAACAATGCCGATACCGGCAAGAGATGCTACTCCGCCAGAACCTAGTGCGATTAAGCCTATAGACGACTTCGACAATGCGACTGCCATAACGGATAATCCAACTGCCAATGTAGTAACACCAGTGGCGGCTTCTATTGCTTGGCCAAGATTTGGCGCCAGAGTAACAAGCAATCCTAAAATTGTTGCAAGTCCTCCAACAGCAAGCGTTAGAATGGATATGGACTTAATACTTATTTCAGCTTTGCTATTAAGCGCGCCCATAACGCCAAATGCTACAAGCATCGCAGAAAGACCGTATGTAGCTGTTTTGAATGTCTCTGGGCTATCTTTCATAGCGATACTCAAAGCAGCGACCATAGTACCCAAGGCAACTGCTGCAATGGTCATAGCTGTGATGCTCTTACTCATATCTTTTGCCTTGGCAGTGGCATAAATCATTGCAATAAAGATTGCAGAAAGACCGGCAACATAGGCAAGACCCTTGGTCATAGCGCCAGTATCAAGATACCCAACAATGCCACCAATAACAGCAAGAACACCAATAGCAGCAGATGCAGCAAGAAGCGTCACAGAAACCTTATGAGCATCTTTTCCAGCAAATTTGGAGAATGCAATTAAACCGCCCATAAATATGGTTAAGAATCCAATCGCGGCGATTCCCTTAACCAACGTCTGTGTTTTAAAGTTTCCGAGTAGCGCAACAGCCGCCATGATCGCATAAATTCCAAGACCGATGCCGCCCATGAGAGCACCAGCCTTAGCGGCGTTAGTGCCTGCAAGATTTGTTGCGGCAAATACTGCGGCCAAAGCAGCGATCATTAGTCCAAGTTTCTTAATTACGCCCCAGATATCGTCTATATCGTAGTTTTCAAGTTTCTGGATAAGTTTAAGTACAGCAGACAATGCGAGCACCGTCGTAAGAATTGCACCAGCGCTTTTCAGTTGAGAAGTTCCTTTCAACTTACTAAGAGCAACTGATAACCCTATTACAGATGCGGTCGCTAAAACCAAAGCGTTAATGACAGAGTTAATATCTCTAAAAGAAATATCAGAAATATTCTTAAGTGCTTTTGCGATAATGTATATCGAGGCGGACATTGCTAGGATATTTGCAGCAGCACTATTAAGAACTCCCGTATTGCCAACAGATGCAGTCAGGAGACCCATCTTATTGGTCATCAATGTTGCCGCCGTAGCAAGTGTTCCTACGAGAACACTGATAGCAAGAACATTATCCAAAAGAATGTTCGGGTCCATATCCTCAAGCATCTTAAATGCAGAAGCGATGAGAAGCAGACTTCCAGCCAATGCAGCAACAACTTTAGCAAGAATGCTTGCCGCAGCAGCACCAGTTGAAGCCAACGTCGGCATCATCGTAAGTGCCTTAACAAAGATTCCAAACGCTACCATAGTAGCAGTTAACATAACTGCTGCATTTTGAAGTTTATCAGTCGGAAGTAGAGCAAGAACAGTCAAAGAGGCTGCCAAGATGGCAACAGCTTTTGCCATTTTCACATAGTTTGGTGCATTTATAGAATTCTTAACAGCATCAAACATGCCTGCAACAGACGTCATAACTTTATTGACGCCTGTCATAAGACCAGCAAAGCCACTGGTAAGATTACCAATTGCCTTAGCAAATTGGGTCATTACTTTTGTAAAGTTATTGACAGACTTGATGATTCCAAAGCCAAAAGCAATGCTTAAAAGTGCTCCCCAAGGAACATCCTTAAGCCAACCCCTAAGTGTATTAAACACAATAGAGATTCGTCTAGTCAGATTGTCAAAACTTGCACCAGTTTTGTCGCAAACACTTTCAACAGTGGATTTGAAATTTTCAAGAAGGCCATTTGTATCGGTAATACTAGTTGTAAGTCCTTTGAACCAGTTCCATGCATCTTTTCCGATTTGACTAAAGATCCCAATCAGATTAGGAAATGTTAGTTTATCAATTCCTTTTATTTTAGAAACTGTTTCGGAAATGTAATTAAGAAGTTTCAAAGCTGCTCCGGCACTTGCCTCAATAGTAGTTACCAAAAGCTTAAACGCTGTCTGTCCAATCTTGCTGTTCTTAAATTGAATAAAGAGATTCTTAAGAATCTCGATAAGTTTCTTAGCGCCAGAACCAATCTTTTCAAAGCCAATGCTGAGTTTTTCGCCAGACAGGATCATGTTCCTAAAACCATAAAGCAAATCGCCAACGGTGCCAAGTATTTCAAGAACCAGATCGCCAAAGCTACCCAATTCTGGAGCAACTAGATTCTTAATAGTATTTCCAAGCTGTTTAAGTGTACTAAAAAGAACGTCAAATACTGAAAACACGCCACGAGCAGCTCTACGAAGATTTGTCATCTGACGAGAATTCAATTGCAGAGCTTTCATCAGATTTTTGAAACCGTTTGTAAAATTCAAAAGATCCTGACTCGTTTTGGCAGGGAAAATATCTCGGAATGCATCTTTAAAAGGCTTAATGACACGAAGGATGGCCTCCATCGTTTCATTGATGCCTTCGAGCATGGTCTTTCGGCCACCGCCTTCACGCCAGCCCTCAAACAGTTCATTACGAACATCGCCGGATGCAGCAAAGACTTCATAAAGAACATTGGCAAGGTTTGTCCAAAGCTTTTTAGCTTCTTCGTAATCACCAAATATCAATTCGAAGGTCTTCATCCAGCCAGTAGACACAGCATCAGACGTTGCAGAAATAGCTTCAGCAAATGTCTTAGCTTCCTGTGCAGACTGAAAAGATTTTCGGCCAAGCTCATAAGTAGAAGAACTTAATTCGTCCAGATATCCACGAAGTTCTTCTATATCAACGCCGGTCATACTGGCATAAGCTTGAAGATCAAGAGTTCCTTCTGCATACTTATCTACAGCCGAAAGTAACTGTGTAGCAGTTAAATCTGTAGCAGAAGATACTTCATAAAGCTTATTCGTGAACCCGCCATAACGATCCAAAACATTCAACAAAACATCGGATGTAAACCATGCATCGGAAAGTGCATTGTTGAAATTCTGAACACTAACGGCATTATTCTTCATGGTGACATAAGTTCCATCACCTTTTTTCTTAAGCTTTCCAAGTGCAACAGCCGCTTCAATTGCGTTTTCTTTGAATTCAGCGGTAGCCATGTTTGCATTCTCGATGGATTTCCAGTCAATCAACTTAACTGCACCAGTCGACAATGCTTGCGAAAGATTATACATAGCACGGCTAGCTTCATTAGCATTAGCACCAGAACGAGCAGCCCAAGTAGCAATGCCTTGCATAGCCGTAACAGATCGATCGAGTTTAATACCATTGGAAGTAAACTTACCAATGTTTCCGACCATTTCGGTAAAGTTATATGAGGTTTCATCAGTGAACCAGTTTAACTTTTCCAGCTGGCTATTAACGTAATTCATCTGAACTCCAGTATCTTTGAAGTCCTTAGATGTTGCCGACATAATGGTCTGAACAGCGCTTGTCTTTTCAGCATACTTATCCCAGCCAGCATTAACCTGGTCAAGCGTCATGCTGTTGACAAAACGCTTTGTTGTATCAATAAGGGCATTGGTGGCACGATTTACAAGTGTAGCTTTTGCTACCATAGTTGTAAGTCCGCCGTTAATTCCCTCAATAGCTTTCAAAAGAGGATTTGCATCTACCTCTTTGAAAGATTCATTTACTTTGTCAAGATTTTTCGAAGCGCCAGAAAACTTTAAAGCATTTTTAAGTCGATCTAGAGTAGATAAACTTTTATTTGCTTTCTTTTCAAACTCTTCATTGTCAAATCGCATTTGTACAACGCGATTATCAACTGTTGTAGACATTATCTTCTAACCTCCTCCCACAGTTCCTTAGAGAGTTCATCAAATATCGGCCGAATGGCTGGATTAATGATGTCATAGCCCTCGACATATCCGCCAGTGCCAGTCGCATGCCCATACTGGAGGAGGATGATCACAGGGGTTCCTTTTCCGCCAAATGCGTAGCCATCAATTGTGTTGGTATTATACCATTCAATCGAGATGCCCTGCGAATCATTTTGAATTTTATAACCCCAGGACTCAGCGGTTATACCTGAATCTACTGGGGTCGCACGAATCAGAGCTTCTAATCCGCGTCTAGCATATGCATCGAGAATGGGGCGATAGTCTTTGGACGCCAAGCCTTTTAAGTACTTCTCGGTATTGTTAAAATTTCCACGTGTCCTAATGGCTATCACCCGCATTCTCCTTTCTTAAGGCCGCTTAACTCCAGCGAGCCTTTACTTCTCGAACATCTACATGAACAAATTTTTTGTAAAGACCGACACCACCGGAATTTCCGAGTTTCTTGTCAAACCAATCGTAAATCGTCTTAACAGGAACGCCGGAAATATAAATGTCTGCTGCAGTGCCATACTTATGCTGGCTATATTCTGCACCGCCGATCTTTTTATTGTAAGGTTCTGTTCGATAAGCCGAGTTAATGACAATCGGCTTCTTGAAGTATTCTCGAGCTTCCTGCAAGAGTTTAACCAATGCCGGCGCTACAAATATAGTATCGGTATTATCCTTGCAACGAAACTCTTTAACTTTAAAGTTAGAAGAAAGTTTCTTTTCACCATCTTTCTTCCAGCTATATGCATAAATAGGGATCATAGGTTTCTCCCCCTTTGGTTCGTCAACCTCAGTTTCTGCAACTTCAGAAATGATGACATATACCGAGATGGTTCTTGATGGCTTGATAATTCGAGTAGAATCTCTAAAAGCCGTGGAGGCTCCGCCATCGCCGATCAGAGCATAATTCCAGCCTTTCTTATATAGAAGGTTCTGGAAATCCCACAATCCAATTTTAGATTCGATTCCGAATACAAAATTGTTCCCTTTAAAGCCGAAAGCGGGACGACTAGTCAAACGAGGTCTCGCTTTGGTACCATCAGCATCTACATGTGATGTGAGATCTTTTCTCTTTTTGCCATTTGGAATGACAACTGTATTTGTAAAATAACTGTCAAACTCATCATGTGGCAGAATACCCCATTCTGGATTGCCATTCTTTTTCCAGCCAATGCCAAACTCATTGTATCTAGGCTGGTACAATGTGGTCCCATCAATCTTAGTATGTGCAAGAGGGTTTCTCGTCGACATATTAAAGAAAGGGCCATTCATGATCGTTACATTCGGGCCGCCATACAATTCCCACATCTTCGAAAGTGTATACTTCGTTTTCCGATTGTCGATCAGTCGGATTCGGCATTTATTCACTGGGATAGACTTATAAATTGCCATAAGATTACCCTTTCGTTCCTAGTTTTCTTCTACGCTCAGCATTCAACTTAGCATAGTCTCGAGCAATTTCCTTCTTAGGTTTCTTCTTTGGATTCTGCTGTTCATTGCAAACCTCAATTAGCATCATGAGACGATTCAGATGCCACTTTTGAAATTCAACAGGGATTTGAAAGGCAACCATCCATCCGTAAATTACCTCAGAAGTGACTATTTGCCCTTTTCCAAATACTGGCTTCTTTTTAGTATCATGATGTGTAATTGTGGTTGCTGTCATTGGTGCTGAAATGTAAGCATCAATGTCTCGAATGTTTTGCGGACTCAATCTCTCATAAATTTCATCCGGAACGTTCTGTGTCAAAGTCATACAGCGGACATAGTCACGTGATTCTGCTGGAGTTAATTGACTATTTAAATATGGTTTACACCATTTGGATTCCCATTTTGAAATTGAGACAAGACTATGCTCGAGCATAAGTACTTTCTCCGGATACGTCCGAAACCTCTCGAGCTCTTCGTCATAAACTTCGGTCGCCGGGACGACCAGCTTAAGCATTCTCGCTTGCCTCAGTAGACTCGGGGAGCTTCTTAGCTTCCTGAGCACTCTTAACTTTCTCGATCACATCAGCGCGATCCTCAGCGCTCATACCGGGCATAATACCCACAATGAAGTTGATGATCTCGTCATCCTCACCGCCGAGCAGCATCATCAGAATCTCGTCATGGGCGAGAGAATACTGAAAATCTTCCTTGATTTCAGGAGTCTTCAGGAACACATCGCTACCAGGCTTACGAACACCATAGGCATTCACGAGCAGGTTATCGATGAACTCGGCGACGGCTTTCTTATCGCCCTTCTGCTGAAGTTCAGTAAGGCCATCAATCAGGCCATTATCAAAGCCAAGGCTCATCTTGGCAAGGTCGGACTTATTCAGATGGAACCACAGGTCCTTCTCAACCTTATTGCCATCGTAGTCCTCGTAAGAAACATGCTGCTTAATCATAGATCTTTCTCCTTTTTATTCATTTTGATTTTTAAAGAGGGGCCAGGATAACCACTCCCAGCCCCTCATGATGATTAGGTCGCGTTCAGGATTTCAGCGATCTCGTCGGGGGTGGGCAGGACCGCGCCAGTGGAAGACTCATCGCCATACAGCTTGGCCTCGATCTTGGTCAGCTTGGTGCTATCGATCTTGGTAGAGTCGATCACCAGCAGAGCAGTAGGCTTCTTGCCAGTCACATTGACGGGGGTAGTAGACAGCTCCCAGCTGAAGGTCAGAGCCTCGGGAGAGTCATTGATGGTCTGATAAGCCTTCTCAGAAGGAGACACCTGGCAACCATACACCAGATGCAGCTTATAGCCATGATCCTGGCCATCAGTATCGTTACCGATCATGGTACGATAGCAGAAGCCAAAGACAGAGCGGGACTGCTGACCGACATAGACGCCGGTACTATCGACGAGCTCCTTATTGCCATTGCAAGCCTCAAACTCCTCAGGATAGGTATAGGCTTCAATGGTCGCGCCGAACTCCTCGGCGGAGATCAGGTTCAGATACTTGATGTTATCGGCATACTGGCCGGTAGCCTCAGCGCCAGAGGGGGATTCAGAAACGGAAATCAGGCCATTCCAAGCAACGCCATTCTTATAGGCGCCAGTCTGATCGGGGAAATACAGGACACCATGGTCTACACCAGTCTCATAGAGGTGCTCGCCAGTTTTATCCCATTCGAGTCTAGCCATAGGATTGTTCCTCCTTAGAAATAAAGATCAAAGACATAGTGATATAGGTTATCAGACGGATAAGCCCGATTCATTGTACACATGGGGAGCTGTGCAATCTTCATAGGAAGATCAGAATCAGGATCTTTTGTTACAACCATTACCACGTACTTCTTCGTAAGTGAATACGGATTATTATCTGCAAATGTTGTATCAATGTCGTCAAATTTGTAGATAATACATGGGTATGACATTTTAATTGTGGCCGGAGGCTGAAAATATACGCGTTTCGAAACCCCCATGATCTTATTCAAGATCTCAGATAGTTGTTGACGCGATTTCGCCATTATACACACCTCCGATCGAGATGATTAGACGGGGGTATTGGACTTCAACAGATTGAACATTCCAATACGCCCCCATCCATTCAACATATCTCATGGCAAAGAAGTGCGCAAAAGCAAACGGATCAGCCACAATGCTAACCTGGTTATTGATATCAATGTTATCATTAATGCCTTCGCCAGAAGTTGCTTTTTTCACATTTCGGATAACGTCACCCATGTAGTAACGAGCTACCGGAGTCTCCGTATAAACATCCGGGGCAGTTTCCATCGGCACAACAAAGCCGATTGCGCCATAAAACTTTGCCATTTTGAATTTTTGGTCAGTCGGCCTTAGCCGCGGCAGTCACCAGGGTGTTAGCACTAGCAGTCATGGCGCTCACGCCGCTAACAGTGCCGACCTTAGCAGTCTCGGTGTAGAACAGAGGAACAGCATAGCCGTTCTCGATCTCCAGAACAGCGCCCTTCAGGAAAGCATCCTTCAGCTGAGAGGTCGTCATCTGAGTCTTATGAGCAGCGTCAACGTATGCCTTGCTAGAAGCAACATAAATGATCACCTTAGCGACATTCTTGTCCTTCGCATCCTTAAAAATCATGTCCATAGTGAATTCTCCTTTCTGCTATCTCAGATTAGTCCTTCTGTACCTCGAAAGCGATGGCGGCGTAGGGACGAGTCAGAGCGCCAGAGCAACGAGTCTCCATCAGATACTTATACTGGTTGTAGTCGATATCGAAGTCATCGAACATGTTGACCTCGCCGCCCTTATCAGCGCCGACGTTGTAGTCGTTCAGGTTGACCAGCAGAGCGTCCAAAGCCTGAGTCTTGCCGGTATCATCACTGCGGGTCAGGCCAACCATAGACTCAATTGTCACGATGCTGTTGACACGCAGGGCGGTGCGCAGCTTCTCGACGGTATCATAGATCACGCGGCCGGTAGTGTCCTCCAGCATCAGCATCTCGGTCAGCATATCCTCAGTGGTATACAGATCGGGGTTGCCGGAGCCCTTGTACAGCTTACGAGACTTCACGACTGCCTTGATGAAGTTCTTGGCATGCTCAGCACCGCTAGTGCCAGCAGTCACAGGGTACTTCACGGTGAACAGCTCAGAATCAGTCCAGACAGGACGAATGTTCTGCTCATTGATCTTGTCATCGCTGGAAGCCAGACGGCCGTCGCCAATCAGGATGGCGCGAGCCAGTTCCTCATTCAGCATCATCCGCATCTCAGACTTACCAATGAGCCCATCT